GGGTCACGGGCGAACACCACCGAGCCGCTGGCCCGGTCCATGCTCCGCTTGCTCCCCTGGCTGCCCTTGCTGTGATGGTGGCAGTAAATGACCGCACAGCCCAGTTCGGTACATACCTTGTCAAACTGATTGCAGAATTTCGCCATCTGGTCGGCGCTGTTCTCGTCGCCAGTGATGACCTTGTAAATCGGGTCAATGACAATTGCGATATAGTTCTTTTTCATGGCCCGGCGTATCAGCTTGGGTGCCAGCTTATCCATAGGGATGGAGCGGCCACGGAGGTTCCAAACGTCGATGCTCCCCAGGTGTTGCGGGGGGTATCCCAGGGCCTCGTATACGTCCCGGAAACGGTGTAGGCATGAGGCCCTATCCAACTCCAGGTTGACGTACAGGACACGCCCCTGAGCGCAGGAAAAGCCCAGCCACGGCCGCCCCTCGGCGATAGAGCAGCACAGCTCAATGAGGGCATAGGACTTACCGGCCTTGCTCGGCCCGGCCAGGAGCAGCTTGTGTCCCTGACGCAGAACGCCCTCAATCAGAGGCGGGGCCAGCTGGGGCAGGTTGTCCCAGGCAGAGGCCATATTCTCCGGGTCTGGCATGTCATCGCTGACGCTCTCGATCCACTCCCGCCATTCGCTCCAAGAGGCCTTGCCGATATTTGTATCCACTAAAAATTGCTTGTGCCCGTTCCGCACCGCCCCCGGCAGGCGGGACAGCCGGGAGGGGTTCCGGTTCTGCTTGTCCACCTTCATTCCGTTCTTTTCGCACACGGAATACAGGTAGTCCACACGGGTGCGGTACTCCTCATAGGAGGCGGCGTCAATGCGGACAATGGCGTGGAGGCTCTTGCCGCCGGAGTACACCAGGCAGGCCACGGGCAGCTCCAGTTCCCGGATGAGCGCGTTCTGCTCCCCCAGCTCCATGCTGTCCGATTCAATCAGGGCAAACCGAAAGGCGGTCACGTTGTCATTCTTCACGCCCTTGCCGTCCAGGGGATTGAACCGTATCCAGGCCCCCGTGCCAGGGTCATAGTCCCCCAGCACCGCCCCCAGGTCATCCCCGCACTTCTTCAGCGCCTCGATCAGCTGGCCCGCCGTGCGGTCATAGTTCCCCCGGGTGGGCTTACGCTCCCCGTCCTCCGCCTCGAAAGTCTCTGTCACATAGCCGACATAATCATCCGGGGAAAAGAGGGTGCCGAGGTATTCAATCAGGTCATGGGCCGGGTGCCATTTGCTGTCGGGTGGCTCCTGGATTTCTCTGGCTTCCACCCATGCCGGATTGACAATCACTTGCTCGTCCTTGGCGCTGATTTCATCGTCCCAGCTCAGTTCATGGCCGGGCTGAGAGGGCGCAGGCCGCCAGCCCATGTCCATGGCCATCTTCACCACCGTACCGCCTGTGATGGGCTCGGCTGTTGCGCCGTTAAAACTGTTCCATTTTCTCTGACATTCCATTTCATGGAACCGCCTGCCATCCCGACGGGACCAGTCCTCCCAGCAGGAGGCGGGATAACCCGCCTCCTTTAACCCCATTCCGACGGCCAACCAGCCGTCGTAGTCCAACACTGCTGGGTCTATGTACTCTAAGGCTTCCAGTAAATCAAGCCCGTTTTCGTGTGTGTTCATGTATCAATCTTCCTCTTACGTGGCCGTCGGTTATTTGCCTGTTCTTTTGCGGTTGCCCAACGGCAGTTATCGGGGTTATATCCTTTGTCGTTGTCGATGCGGTCAATACTGAGATCATCATCATAACCATGAGACAATGCCCAGGCCCGAAAGACAGGGTAGCTTTGCCATTCCTCGCAGACTTTGATACCACGCCCACCATAATCTTTATAAGCATGGTAATTAGGATTTCTGCAACGAGCTAACATATTTTCCCAAATATAATACAGGCGTCTTCTGCTGTCACCGTGGGTAGTGCGTTTGCCCGTCCTATTTGCCAGGGCAATAAGGCAACCACAACTCTGTACTTGACCACCGCGAAGATTTGAACTTCTTACAATAGTTTCTTTGCCGCAGTCACATTTGCATTTCCAATATGCTTTGCCATCCTTGCTGTTGGCACTTCGTTCAATAACCGTCAGTTTTCCGAACCTCTGCCCGGTCAAATCAATCAGTTTACCCATTGCCGCCCTCCTTTCTCTGTCTGGCATAGATGGAGAACCCGGCGGGGTCTGCCGCCGCTCTGGTGATGGAGTAGGCCAGGCGGAACCCGAATAATACGCAGGCGCACTCGTTAGCCCAGTCCAATACCGCCATAGCCTCCCACAGTTCCCCCATCTGCTCCTGGGGCATTTGTGCCAACGCTTTATCCAGCCGGGCCTTGGCCGCTACCACACCGGGGTACTCCATCCAGATACGCTCCCACTCGTCCGTTTGCCTGATGGCCTCCATCAGCTGATAGGCAAGGTCAAATTCTTTCATGCCGACACCTCCCCGGCCTCCCGCTGCTTTGCGCTCGCCGCAAAGATGCCGTCTGTCCCAGTCCGGAGAGTATCCAGCGAATCCCCCATGTGTCGGAGAATCAAATGGAGTGCATCTGAGTACATCGGGAACCGGGCGGCGAAGTTGATGGCAAGGGCAGGGCTTTTTTTCCTCTGGGTTGGAGGCCGTCATCGTCCATGCTCTCCAGTGTGACAATGAGTGCCGACATGGCCTGATTCAAAGCCGCGAAAGCGTTGTCTGCCACAACTCCAGCGTCATATAGGGTCTTGATTTCGCCTGTCATAATGTGCTCCTCCTTTATGGTGCCATTGTATGGCACTGTCCTAGTTGCCGATTATAGTGTATTATTATGGCACTGTCAAGACTTTTTTTAGGGAGGACACTTCATGTTTTGCGATAGACTTAATGCAACTAGGAAAAAAAGTGGTTTTACCGCTCAGCAAATGGCCGATATGCTTCAAACTGGAATAAGAAATTATCGAAAATATGAAAGTGGAGACGCAAAACCAACGCTTGATGGGCTTATCATGATTGCCGACATACTGGATGTGTCTACAGATTATCTTCTTTGTCGGGATGAATTTCTCTCAAAACACGTTGGTGAATATTGAACAAATCTTCCAGCTTGTCCCATAAATCGATGCTACCAAGTGTCTCCCCGCTTTCAATTTTCTTATAGTGCCTCAATCCGACATGTAACTTGTCCGCCATAGCCTGTTGGGTCAGGTTTGCAGATTTGCGAGCATTTTGCAGGTTTACTCTCATGCGTTTTCACCACCCCTGTATTCAGATGGAACGATCCCTTTCGGAACCTGCCACTTATTGGCGGCAATCCGGTCAATCAGGTGTTTCGCATCCTCAAATCGCCAAGTGCCGACCCGGGTAAAGCCTTTGCTCTCCAAAAATCGAATTTGCTTGGGTGTGGTAAGTCCTTCTGTGCGTCGTTTTGCCAGCCGGTCTAACAGCAGAGAGGCTTTGCCCGCATTTTCGATTTCATCAGGGAATATACCCAACTTTTCCAGTGCGGTTCTCTGCTTATCAGACGGAGGGCCAAGGTCAAGGCCAAACACAGGTTTGTAATTGATAAGGTCCTCTGCCGCTATACTGAGCTCAAATTGCAGAGGATCCACCAGCTTGCGCTTGCGGGAACGCATTTCGGCCAGCTGCTTTGCCAGGGACTCCTCCCGCTGGGCCACAACGTCCTCACTGGCCTTTTTCTCGGCCTCCTCAATGTCAACCGGGCATCCGGCCGCCTCGATGTTCTCGGTCATCTTCCGGGCAACCTCGTCCGATTCACAAATCAGGTTGGCGGGGTGGCACAGCTCATGGCGCTCGGTATGCCACAGGAAGTCCAGGAGCAACAGGTCTTCTTTGCCGGGAAACAGGCGGGTACCACGTCCCACCATCTGGCTATACAGGCTCCGTACCTTTGTGGGCCTCAGCACCACCACACAATCCACGCTGGGGCAGTCCCAGCCCTCGGTCAGCAGCATGGAATTACAAAGAACGTTATACTTCCCCTCGTCAAAGTCCTTGAGGACTTCCGCCCGGTCTTGGCTGTTGCCGTTGACCTCCGCCGCCCGGACCCCCTGGGCATTGAGCAGGCGGCAAAACTTTTGAGAAGTGCGTACCAGGGGCAGGAATACCACCGTCTTGCGGTTCTCGCAGTAGGTACGCATTTCCTCGGCAATCTGGTGTAAGTAGGGGTCAAGGGCCGTGTCAATGTCGGAGTTTTTGAAGTCCCCGGCCTGTACTCCCACATGGGAGAGGTCAAGGGTCAGGGGGATGGTGACGGCCTTGATCGGGCAGAGGTATCCGTCCTTGATTGCCCTGGGCAGGGTGTACTCATAGGCCAGGTGTTCGAAATACTGGCCCAGGTTCCGCATATCCCCACGGTCGGGGGTGGCAGTGACGCCCAGCACCCGGGCCTCCTCGAAATAGGTAAGCACCCGCTGATAGCCGTCAGACAGGGCATGGTGGGCCTCGTCCACCACAATTACGTCGAAATAGTCAGCCGGGAACTGGCCCAGCCGTTTCTCCCTCATAAGGCTCTGAATAGAACCCACGGTCACCCGGTACCAGCTATCCAGGCACGTTTCCTCGGCCTTCTCCACGGAGCAACGGAGGCCCGTGGCCTGGAGCAGCTTATCGGCGGCCTGATCCAGCAGCTCCCCACGATGGGCTAGAATCAGGCACCGGCGACCGGAGCGTACCATGTCCTCAACGATCTTTGAGAAAACAATGGTCTTTCCGCAGCCGGTCGGCAATACCAGGAGCGTTCTGAGGAACCCGGAGGCCCAGTCGCTTTTTACAGCCTCCCGGGCTTCCTGTTGATAGGGCCTCAGTTCCACTTAGAAGCTCCCCGAGCTCCAGGGGGTGGGGGTCCCCTGGGGCAATTCGGTCCACTGCTGGTCGGACCCCTGGGCCGCGGGGGGCTTGACTTCCGGCGCACTCTCCGGGTCGTAGAACTCCGTGATCTCGTTGTTCTCCCGCTCCTTGCCGTCGTTGCCCGTCCACTTGCGAACACCCACATGGCAAACGCCAGTGGAGCCGGGGACGGCCCCCCAATTCATCCGCATGGCCTCGCCGTGCTTGCGCTGGCCGATGGAGGTAAAGAACTGGCACAGCTTCCACTCGAACTTGCTGTGAAGAAAAAGGTTGGTCAGCACATCGCCAGAGGCCTCGGCGCTGCTGACGGTCACCGTCAGAATGGCCTTGTTGCAGGCCGGGATCTTCTCGCTGCCACTGTGCCGGGCACGCTCGAATTTCTTCACGGTGAAGTTGTAGTCCCCTTCGGGGAGAACCTGGAACGGGCCTTCGTCGCGCTGGATTTCATCATCCCAGCCAAATTCCCGGGGCATAGAATCGTAATCGCTCATATTGTAGCTCCTTTCAAGCTGTTCAAAATTTTTGCGGGAGGATAGTTGCACTTGGCCGTACAACTATCCTCTTTTTCCTTCCCAGGTTATAAGGCTCTAAAAGGGGAGAGGATCGTTGGCCTTGATCCAGTTGCAGACCTGCGCCCATGCGCCGACCAAAACGCCCTGGATGAAGTCGGCCGGCAAATTTTCCAGCGGGGTTTGCTCCGGGAAATACCCACGGGCCGCAAAGGCCGCCTGCACCTGGTAATCCTTCACACCGTTGGCTTTCATCAGGTCACGCAGCGCCTTGAGTGCGTCGGCGTTATCCTGGGGCTTGGCATCCTCCTGGGGTGCCAGGGGAGGTGCCGGGGCCGGGTCAGGCTCCGGGGGTGGAGGGGGCGGCGCAGGAGCAGGGTCAGGGGCGGGGGTGCTGGCCTGCGCCGGGGGCGGAGGCGGGGGAGCAACCGGGGCCGGGGGCGGCGTTACCGGGGCAGAGGGGGCCGCTCCCGTGCCGATGTACTGCGCCAGGGCAGAGAAGTCCAGGGGTAACTCCTCCGGCAGTCCCAGCCGGTTCTTTGCGTCCCAGCACGGGTGGTGAGCAGTGTACATGATACGTTTGCCGCCTTGCGCTTTGTGCTTTTTGCCTTTATCATCTGCCGCTATAACCATTACCTTGTAGTTGGCGAACAATAAGGCATCCGACCATTCTTTTGCCAACGGAGCAACATTTTTAGAAAGCTTCATCTCCCAGCGATCATATGCACCCATCTCGTCAGGCTGCTCAAACTTCCGCATCTTTGCGTGAGCCGTTCCCAGTACGTTTACCCCTCGGTCAATTACTTCTTCCAATAAATTAAGCAAACGACCAAATTCCTCAGCTACGTAAACGTAGCCTTTCCCATACGAAAAACTTTCAAGTCCATCTTTCTTACTTTTTGCGCAAACGCTGTCAATGCACATCCGTTCAGCCCAATCAAGGGTATCAATAACCAAGGTTTTGCAGATATCGGGCGTATCTCGGACATACTTCACCTCGTCCATAAGCATAGCCCAGCTTGTAGGCTTGGGAAGCCGGGCTACATCTAAGTGCTTCGTACTCCCTTCTGTATCAATGAATAGTGCTTCGGGAAAATTGCTTGCGAATGTTGACTTTCCAATCCCCTCGGGGCCAAAAATTAGGATTTTCTGCGCTCCAGGTAGCTTCCCTTTGGTAATTTCCATTGCTTTCACTTCTTTCTTCGATTGTTTGCCTGTGTTTTCGCATCAACCCATCTACAGTTCTGAGGTGAATATCCTTGATCCACATCAATGCGATCTAATGTACCTACAGACTATTTGCTTTGCCGGGATTTATCGCTCTTAAGGTCCTTTGATGGATTCCAGTGATGTCCTCCAAATTATCCCAGATTTCAAAATCGCCCGTTCTGTCTCCAGCTTCAATTTGCTGGTAGTATCTAAGGCTAATTTCCAGCTTGTCCGCCATAGCCTGTTGGGTCAAGCCCGCCGCCTTGCGGGCGTTCTTCAAATTCTCTCTCATTAGAATTTCCCCGCTTCCCATGTGGGCGTTGGTTTCGGCTGCAGAACCTCGGAGTATCCATCCGAAATGATAATGCTGCAACCCTCTCCATCGGAGGACACCCTGGTTGCAATGATTTGTAAACCCTCCTGCTCGGCCCAATCGCCAAACTCCCGCAAAGTCTCAATATCCATTGCCTCCAGGCCATCAACCAAGACGAACCCACAGTCAGGTTTGAGCGCCCGGACAATAGCTGTGGAAACTTTTAACTGATTTGAGCCGCTCATGCAGTCCCAAGGCTTGCCCTGGTAGGTCAGTTCCCCATCCTCCACGGAGAGGCCGGGGAGGGGCAGTTTTGCGCCTTGCAGGAGATCTGTCTTCTGCTGGCGTACCGCCTCCAGCTGTGCCGTCAGTTCGGCGTATTGGTCGCCGCACTCCTTGGCCTCAGCCTCCGCTCGGGCCTTGTCCTGGTTGGTACGGACCTTAGCGTTGACGGCCTCAATATTTCGGATGCTGGCCTCCAGTTCATCAGTAGCCTCGTCCTGAAGGTCAAGGGCCGACTTTTGGGCAGTCTCGTAATCGGCACACAGGGTCTTGTACCGTTCTTCCAGCAGTGCCAGCTCTTTGCCTACCCGATCCATTTCCGCCGCCAACTGAGCCGCCCTCTCCCGCTTGCGCTGGTTTTCGCCGTTCCGGGCGAGGATGTCCTGCTGGCGCTGGATGAGGTCATAGGCGGAAACCGGCTCGGCGGGGGCCTCGGGGTAGCTGGGCAACTCCTTGGCATACTTCGCTTTCTGGTCTGCGATCTGGCCGATGGCGTGCCGCTGGTTATACAACTCCTTTTCCTGCCGCTCCAGCTTTTCCACCTGTTCCTCCAGGCCGATAATGCGCAGGAGGGTGGTAGCCTTTTCCTTGCTGGTAGACTGCATGAACCGGGGCATATCAAGGGCCAACTGCTCCACAAAGGAATTGAGCAACTGCTGGCCCGCCTTGCGGCCGGAGGCGTCCGTCACCTTCAAATCGCTGTTCTTGCCCGACCGCTCCACGATAATCCCGTTGGACAGCTCCAGACGGAGCCGGGGCGGGAGGACGGAGCCCTCCCGCTGGGCCTGGGAGGGCCGGTAGCGGTCCCCGCCCAGCGCCCACACAATGGCATCCAGGCCCGAGGTTTTGCCCTGGTTGTTGCGGCCCCCGATCACCGTCAGGCCAGTGGGGGCCGGGGTGAGGGTCAGCGCCTTAATGCGCTTGACGTTCTCAGCCTCAAACTGAGTAATTTTGACTGACATACTTAGCTCCTTTTCTTCTTCGTTTTGGTGGCTTTCTTCTCCGGGTCGGTACCCTTCTTTCCCCGCTCGATGCAGTACTGGCGAACAATCTGCTGCTGCTCATAGCCGGTGGTGCTGACCAACTGGCCGTAGCTGATTTTTCGTTTCCGGGCCTCCAGGGCCAGGGCGGTCAATTCATCGGTAGCGGTGGCATAAATGCCGTTCTGAATCTCGGTCAAGCCATCCCCTCCACCACAGCCATACGGCCCTTGGAGAAGTAGCGGCTGACAAATTCGCCGGTCTGCCGCCAGGCCACGCAGTCAATGAAATCCGTGGCCCGCTCGCCGGTCTGCTTGTCCTTAAAGCCCCGGTCCACTGCCAGGCGGAAGGAGGCCACTGGAACCCCAGCCTGGGTCCGCCGCAGCTCCGGGTCCCGAGTGAGACGGCCCATAATTACGATGTGGTTGAGCATTAAAATTCCTCCTATACAAACGATATTGGCGGCATAGGAATCTCTGCCCCGTTGTTCGGTCTCCAAAGATGTAAAACATGCGGATGAATATTCACATACTTACTTTTTGGTGGGTGATACTGCACCACGGTTTCCTCCGGGCCAAAAAACATATCCTTGATGGCGCACATCTCATCCCAAGAAGGACACCGCTTTTGATTCTTCGGGTGTATGCTCACATGGTCCCATCCACCACCATCAGAAGCAATGCAGAAAAATGAGCGCCCATTGACAAACACCTTGAAGTAGCCGCACCCACTGTCTCCGTTTACCCCGGCAATGCGGCGCTCATCTTCCATCAGACGATATTTGTCCAACGTATGTAAATCTTTCAAACCACTAATCCCTCCTGTACTCAATGTAAATCACGGTCTTGAGACGGCCCATAATTACAATACGGTTGAGCATTAAAATTCCTCTCCTCTCACAGGAAGAATAAGTCCAACCAGTGAGCCGATTCCGTCATAGACATAAACCGTTGTTGTCCCACCATTAGAAAAGAACTGACCACCGGTAAAATGGTTTAAGAACTTTTGATCCACAAGAGAAATCGTTTTCTTATCTTTGGACCAGAGTTTTGCCAGCGTTCGGCCCGCATCCCTTTTTCTAACGTTGGAATCAAAAATCTGGATCATTTTATCCTTATCAGCGGATGTGTCATACTGAAATTCTGGGATATCTTCCCACCTGATTTTCAATTCGCACTTTTTAAAAACTATAACATGAAACCCATCCGTAAGGCCAATATCGTCATCGGAGATATTTATACGCATCATGCGTTTTGTTGCGCTAAGCATATCTTTCAGCACTTCAACCTGAAATTTTGTTCTGTCAAACACAGTTTTCCCTCCTGTACTCAATGTAAATCACGGTCTTGAGACGGCCCATAATGAAAATCTTGTTCAGCATTGTGATTCCTCCTTGGCTCTAAAAATCACAACCATCGATGGAAACGGTGCACTATTTTTACACCCCCCAAATTTTAAGCGCCCACGAATAAATCGGACTTCAACTCCGCTTTTTTCATATATGTAATCGTGGAACCATCTGGTGTCTGTCCTTGCTGGAAGTAGCATGACAACAGTTGCACCAGTTACAGAAGAAAGAAACGCCCGTCTCACCCAAGATCCAACTTCCCTTCCGTACGGAGGATTGCACCAACAAACACCTGTCCACGGTTGAGACAACCCATCCACCTCTGGCGTATAGTATTTCTTGCACTTTGCGTTCGCCGGGAGGGCGCACACATCAAGATCAAAATGAAACTCGTCGTTCAGTTTGTCGAAAAAGTCTTTCGGAGTTTCCCATAAATCGGTTTTGCTCGAAAACATGACTTCTGTATTCATCGAATCGCTCTTTCTTACTTTCTTATTGTTCCTGTCCTTCCGCCGCCGCACCCTTCGGTTTGTAGATTGTGTTCATGTCCGTTCCTCCCATTCTGGGCACATATCATTTGTCTCAACGCAATACTGAAAGTACATACTGTCCCCGTGACAGCACGTAAGCTCCGGATTTTCGCTCCAATCGTCGCAGGCAACCCAACGGCACGTCCCGCAGCATTTAGTCTCCATTGGTGGCCTCCTTGTGCTGATGCAAAAATACATATTGACTGTTCGGCCCAGCGTTACGGGCCAGCCAATCAAGCGCCTGTTCCTGGCTTAGGTGATTCCGTGCCGCCCGGACCTCGTAGGCAAACTCGCCCCTGGACTGCTTGTCCGCTATGCGGGCTTCGATTTCGGCGCGGGTGTGGTTGGCTTCGATGAGATAGTAGTCGTAGTTTTTGGCTTCAATGTGGTCAAGGGTGCTGGTGTCAGTGGCGTAAAATATCGTTTCATAGTCCAGCTTCAAATGGTATCCGCAATTTTGTACATCATGCGGAATGATTTCCGCCTTAAACTGGATGCAAAATCCGCATTGATACCATCTACCAGGCTTAATCAAAATAATCGACTGTTTATCAACTCCGGCCTCCAGCAGATGCGGCTCCATCCACTTGCAACACACCCACCGCAGGGTGGGACGCTCCAGGTGGAGCGCCCGCACCGTGGCAGGTTTGAAGTGGTCCCCGTGGGCATGGGTGAGAAGCACCAGATTCAGGCTCTTGATGTACCCGCTCTCCCGCAGCTTCTTCATGGGTATGCCCATGTCAATGGCAATCTCTCCGTTTATGATGACGCAGTTTCCGGTTGAGCCAGTGGCAAGAATGTCATACGTCACTCAGGCTCACCTGCTCTTCCTGCTGGGCGGCGGTTTCCAGGGTGTCCTGCGGCGCTTCGAACGGAAGCTCTGGCGAAAGTTCCGCCGCAGGTATAGTGGGCGGAAGCTGTGCCTCCGGGGCCTCAAAATATTCCTCACTCTCCGTTGCGGTGTCCGCTTCAAAGGCCATCTGGAGATCGATTGACATAACACCCCACTTGCTGATCAGCTGCCGCAGCATGGTCTTGTGAGCCATTCCATCGAAGTCCTTGTACCAGAAGGAGGAGTAAAGCCATTCATCCTTTGCGGGGTAATTGTGGGCTTCGTAGTCGGCGAATGATACTTTTGGATAGCGGCCGTTCGTGGCCTCCTTGCTGAATGCCGCACTGTAGCGGTCAGCGTGGGTGACCATCTTCTCCTTGCTCCAGTAGATGGTTTTGGTAAACCCGTTCAGATATTCGAAGGAAGCCAGATAGCCAACTGTACGGGCCTTTCCGCGCTCCTCTTCATCCTCGATAGGAACGATAGAGAATTCCTCGGTAATAGGGTTCCAGCCGTGCAGCTCTCCATCCTTGACAGAAACGACATTCAACCGCCTGTACTGTCCGGAGCGGAGGGCCAGCTGAATCAGTCCCTTGTAACCAAGCACAAACTGAGCATTGGTGCAATTATTTTTCTTGTCCTTGAACGGAACGAGGTAATACTGCCCCAGCTGGGGGGAGGGGGAAAGGTTCAGGCTTTCACCCAGCAGAGCACCGGACAGGATGGTCTGCGGCGTGCACTCCTGGAGCGCCGGATTGACCGCCACGGCGCTGATAATGGCGGAGACAAACCGCCGCGCTCGGTTGGGGTCTTTGATGGTGTTGTTGATAAGCTTCTGGTAGCTCGGGGTGGAAATCATTGCAGAAAAGGCGGGGCGCTGGGCCGCTGTGGTGTTACTCATACTGGATGCCCTCCATATTCAAAAATTCTTTCAGCTTACGAAGCTTGGATTTCGTCGTCCTGACGGTAAATGTACATTTGAAAACAGGCTCCGGCACTTCCATAACCGCCGGCGGGGCCACCGCCTCCACCCGGCGGACGGATTCGGCCTCCTGCGCCCGAATAGTCTCTCGGGCCTCCCGGAACTTTTTTTGTTCCTCTATGCGCCTGTGGCGCTCCTTAACGGTGCAGATTGCCCCGGCGGCGTCCAGCGTCTTCTGGTACTCCACCATGATTTCCCCGGCATCCTCCAGGGTGTTGATCCGGTCCACGCTCTCCGCCACACCAGCCACAAAGAATGCCAGCTGCTCCATCAACCTCTTGGGCGTCTTGGCTTTGGCGGAAGCCATGTCCACTTTGATCCCGGCCCGCTCGTAGGTCAGCCAGTCAAGGTGGTGGACGGCGCACAGTTCGGAAAAATAGTCCCGCAGTTTGTCCTCACAGCGGGCTTTGATTTCCGCTTCTACCTCGCTGACTTTTCCAGAAAGGGACTGGTCAGCTTTCTGAAACGGTGCGGTCACACACTCCCTATAGACCTCCTCCAGCTGATCATAGGGCTCCATAACGGCCTTCTTTGCCGCCTTCCGAAGCGTCTCTGCCTCCTCAAACTCCTTCCGCATTTCCGCCCGAAATTCCTTTACTGCCTGGACGGTGTCCAATGTACAAACCATGCTTTCGGCATCAAACGCCCGCTGCTCCCATCTCTCTTTTAAGGTCCGCAGCTGTTCTTCAATAATCGGGAGTTGCTTAACAACGATTAAATTTTCCATCTAATCTCCCTCGTTTTCCCTTGCACATACCCCGCACAGCGGGGCAGGGTCGAAAATATTGAGCCGGCACCCGCAGACCTGACATAGTTCATCCCATACAGGCTCCGGTTCATCCAGCGGCGGCTCCGGAGCGTTGAAATACCCGGTCGGGTTGGTGGGGTGCATCATTCCTCTACCTCCACAAATTCGCCGTTTTTAAGCTTGTACCGAACATTCGGCTTGACCTTCTTGCCGTCGACCAGGGCACATTTCCCATCCTTGATATCCCATTCTCCATCGATTTCTTCCCACTCATAGACCGTAAGCCACGATCCTACCTTCTCAGCCATCGCGGTTCCGTCAATCCCAAATGAAGCCGCAATAGAATGTTCTCCATGCACTTCGGCGTGGCCCCTGTACCCCTGTGCGGCGGCGTGGCCCCTGTACCCCTGTGCGGCGGCGTGGCCGCTGTCACCCAGGGCTATATTTCCTTTCGCAAGTTTTTTGATGTACTCAATTTGGGCTTTTATGATTCCTAAAATTCCAATCTCCGCTTTCAATGTAAGCTCGCTTGAAGCAATTTTGCTGTCCTCATTGCTTCGGTCAATTTCTCCATCTGCCTCACAGGAGAAAAAACGTCTTCTATCCGTCGGCGCAAAATACGACCAAACATCCATGGGAACCTCACAGGAATGAAAACCCTTATCCTCACATCGAATAGCTCCGTCATCCGTGTAAGTTTTCCCAATCTCATACTGAAAACCACCACGACATTTCATTTCTTTGTCAGTGCCCTTAAAGGTTAGCATCATAAATTCCCCCATTTCTTCGAGGCTTCTATAACTTTTCGTGCGTATGCTCTATCGCCATCGTCATAGCCTCTGTTGTAGCTCCGTAAAGCCGCCGGAATATCTCCATCGTACCGCGTGATCTGCCCCGCCAGATGGGCCACCCCCGCCTGGATATTCTCGGCGGGAGTGAGGTCTGATGGGTAATACTTTGTGTTTAGCTGAAAAAGTCCTCTGCAAAGGCCATTGTCCGCCTTCGGGTCAAACCCGCTCTCGACCTCGATCAGCCCAAGCACCAGACACATCGGTATATTATCCGCCTCACATGCCGCTCTCAGCACCGCCTGAAGTTCCCGGTCAAGGGGGATGGCCTCGTCATACTGCTCCGCCCGCATGGCCTCCACGGCCTCTGCAAGACGTGTGCAGTCAATAGGCGGGGCAACCGCCACTACCTCCACGGGGGACTTGTCCGCCTCTGCGGCCCGGATTGCCGCGCCCTCTGTCATCTCGTAGTAAACAGTCACTGTCACCAGAATCACCGCCAGCGCCGCCAGACACAGCTTGTCCGTCCGGCTCATGGGCGGTCGGTCTGTTAATTTGTTCATGGATTCCTCCTTTCCCCGCCGTCAGGCGGGGCCTTCTTTTGTCTCAAAATCTTTGCAAGGTTGGGTCAGAGCGCCCTTTTTCTGCTCATGAAGCAAGCAGTAACCGGAGCTGATAGGGGTATACATCCTGATATTTCCTCGATTCTCCCGATAGTGCTGCTCAAACCAAATGCAGTTGACACATGCTCTTTCGCTCCGGTCTACGCAGATACTTCTGGTCATTCCCCTCTGTGTGTTCAGATAGTTCTCTACTTTTGCGGTCATTGCCATTTTGCTTTCCTCCTTGTTTTTTTGCTCGTGTCGTGTTATCCTTTATCCAAAGAGCTTTTCCACTGTGCTCTTGAGTGACCTAGCTATCAAAATCGCAGCCGATACAGAGGGGTCTTGCACACCCTTCTCAATACGCTGATAGCTTTTCAGCGAAATCTTTGCAAGGTCAGCTATTTCCTGCTGTGTTTTACCCTGCTGTTCCCGCCTATTGCGTAAACGCTCGTTCATGCGCCCTCCCTTCTTGAGACGTTTACGTCCTATTTCTGCACTCATTATAGGACGTATTCGTCTCATTGTCAACACTTATTTTTGGAGGAAATATTATGGATTTTTCGACACGGCTAAAAGAACTAAGGAAAGCAAAAAAAGTTAGTCAAACCTCCCTTGGAAAAGAAATTGGAGTTACTTTGAAGCAAATACAAAGGTATGAATCAGGTGAAAACGAGCCAACTCTCTCTATACTTTTGAGATTGTCTGATTTCTTCGATGTATCTGTTGACTATCTGACCGGAAAGTCGGACCATCCGTATGTCGTGGCTGTATTCGGGCTTCCGCCTGCATTCCACGAAGCTATTTATACCGAAATGGAAAAGCTCGGTATCCCAAAAGACCATGCAGTAAAAGAAAGCAAACACGGCGCTGTGTCTGGAATCGACGGAATCATTGTTGAACGACTAACCCCTTGGCAGGCCAAAACGCTTTCAGAATCTGTAACAAAACGAGTAGTTTCAAAATAAGACATAAGATTTAACTTGATTTCTTCGCAGCCTTGCGCTATAATCAAAGTACAAGGCCGATTTCGTAGGGTTTTCGGTCCGCCCCGCCCGGTTGCACCCGGACGGGGCTTTTGCTGTCTTAGCCGTCGCCGTAGCCGTAGCCGGAGCCGGAGCCCCGCCCCTGCTGGTTGTAAGTCGGCTTGTTCAGCCGGGTGTAGCCCGCCCGCCGCATCGCTGCACGGGCCTTGCTCCGCAAAAGCTCTCGCATGGTGTCACCTCCTCCTGATCATCAATGCGGACTACTTTTATAGATTCTTTAATCTTGAATCCCATCCGCTCAGCCTCTTCCCGGCGGAGGATAAGTAGTGCCTGCGCAAGAGCGTTTGCCGCCTCCAGCGGAGTTGCGCTTGAATATGCTTTAGGTGCCATGAAACCGCCTCCTTATCCTCTATTTCTATGCTGGAATGGCTGTCCAATTTGTGCCAAAATCGTGATTGGTTTTCTCTGTATCGCTGTTGTGCTACGCCTTGCCCCCATTCCCGCCCTGTGGTAAAATGTGGGCGGGAAGGAGGTGATAATATGGAGCCAATCAATCACTTTGCTTTTAACGCCGCAAAAGAAATCGCTATCGCTTGCCTAAGCGGGACAAACCTCAGAATTGACAAAGAAAACGGAGAATGTGTAGCGGATTTCTTTGAGACAATCTACAACAAAGCTTTAAAACTCTCACAAGACACCGAAGTCAAGTGACCATCTCTTTCAGCACCTTCGCAACCGCCGGTAGAGCTTCCACCTCTGCGGCGGTTGCATCTTTTTCGCTGGCCCGCTTCACAAACTCCAGCAGGGTTTCACGCAGTTCCTTTTGAATATCAGCAGCGTTCATCATCTCACCTCCTCACTGGTGTGTCCGCACTGGCGGGGGCGTTTTATTTTTCATCGGCTGGGTTTCGACGCACTACCCGCAAGTCTGCTGCAACTCCTATCTCCTCCAGTGCGGTTTTGTACAGAAACAGCAAGGCTCTTGCGAAAACGTCCATTTCTTCATTTTCCATAAAATCGCCTCCTTGATCTGTCCCATAGATATGAGCAAAGGGTTGTCCAGCTTGCGTCAGGATGGAAAATGAACCTACCTCTGTAACGCTTAAAAGTCCGTCTTATCGGTCTTGGCCTGTGCTATCATGACTAGGCGCTGTCCTGCTCCGTAAAGGCGAAACAGAAACCTCTATAGACAAATTCCTTAATGATTTTTGAGAAATTCCTCCACAACACCATCGAACATTTTTCCCGTTCTGCCTTAGTCAGGGATGTAATACACGCTGCCTTGCTAGAACTTGCGCCACTCCATCCGCCTGTGATAGAATTAGGTGGAAGGATGTGACCGAATATGCTTTCAGAAGAAAACTACAAGGCCCTTTTGCGGTTCCGTAATGGGCTGGTAAAGTACGATAAAAAGTTGACCGAGCGAGAAGAACTTTTGCTTCATTATGGGCTTATCCGAATTGTGAAACGGAAAGAAGCTACCAATGGAGACGGATACACTATGACCTACATCCAGGAGTATTGGAAAATCACGGCCTTGGGTGAGGACGCACTACAAGAGTTTGAAAACTCCCCCCTTATGGAACAACTTGAAGAATTAAAGAAACTGCGTCAGGATTTTGACCAGTACCGTTCCGAGTATGCTGCCTATAAGAGCGCCGAAGAACATCGCACAAAAATAGCGGAACGAAAGGGAGCTATTCGAGGATTCATATCCGCTTTGCTGGTTACAATTATCGGCGGCCTTGTTGTTTACTATTGGTCCGCCACCATTTCGTTCCTTGCAAACCTCTTTGCTCACTGAAATTACCCCCTTCCTATGTACCGCTTAAAGCACCCTCTGCTCCAAATCGAATGTGCGCAATGGGGAACCGATATACTTCCTCAATTTTTCTGCACAGAAACACGGTAGGCACAGTCTTGCCGGATTCGTAATTCTGGAGCGTCTCTTTCGATATACCAAGTAAGTCCGCCGCTTCTACTTGTGTCAGATTGGCGTTTACTCTTGCCGCCGCAAGTGTAATTTTCGGGTATTGCGTGGTAATCACCCCCCTCCAAATAGTCCGGTTTATGGGATACTTCACGCGGTAGACTGGCCGGTATCCTGCTCCGTCCTTGCGCCTCCTCAATTTTCGTGGTACACTATGGGAAAAAGGGGGCAAATTAAATGAAACTAAATCCAGATTGTGTACGTGATATCCTTCTTGCCTTAGAGGAACACGACTCCTATCAGGCCTTTCTAGAATTGGGGGCAGAAACGGTTTCGAGTTTTTCCTGCCTGAGAGATTACCCACTGGAAAAAATCCTTTATCACATCAAAAAATGTGATGAAGCGGGATTTTTGACTGTAGTGAATTATTATCCCGATTCTGTGGTTATTGGCGGGCTTCATTACCGGGGGCACGAGTTTCTCAATAACATTCGAGAAAATAAAGTGTGGAGCGGAGTGAAGTCCGTCGCTGGGAAAATTGGGACAAACTCTCTGCAAGGATTGACTCAAATCGCTGCTGCTACCATAACATCGCTGATTAAGGCGCAATTCGGATTGCCTTAATTCAAGTCACCGTATATGCAGCAGCTTTTTCCATACGTACATAGTGCAGGCCCTCATTTCTTCGTCAGATGGGGGCCTGTAGCCCTTTTCCTCCATGTACTTGGCCAATGCGGCCACTCCAACCCAATACAGGAGCCATCCGACCGCACACACAACCGTTGTGCAAAAGAAAAATAAACTGAGCATTTCCTCACCCCCTCCCCGCCGTCTCCCCATCCCGCTCCGCCGCCCTCACGCCCCGGCCTGGGCTATCATGGTCAGGCGCTGGTCTGGCCGGTGTCCAGACCGAGCAGATAGTCTGTGGAACGGCCGATCATGTCCTGGAGCTACTTCAATTAGTCAGTCGTGAAATTAAACTGTTGATTTTCTCCCCGAAATATGGTAAGATTTCGCCGAAAGGAGGGATTTTCGATGGATGTACAAAGCGTTGCTAAAGAACTAACAGTAGCTGCCATCAATCAAGGAATCATCTCATTCCCGGAATTTCAAGCCTCACAGGATGAGATAACCATTTTGAGCCAGAATGAAAAGAAAGCGCTCGCTATCAGCCATTTTTACCGAGACATAGAAGCGGCAATTTCAGATTGACCACAGACACCCGACTTCCACTCGGGTGTCTTATTTTTAGTCTGGGGTAAAAGGCCTGTAACCGCCTATGGTCAAATTCCCCCTAATATCCCGGAACATAAGCTCTATTTCAAAAGGCGTTAATCCGCTTTTAGAAACGATATCCGCCACCTGCGTGGCAATTTCTGTGGTATGTTTGTCCATCTATCTCGCCTCCTTTTACACCTTTACCGCGTTATCACCATTTGTCGATTTCCTGGGCAAAAAAATATCACAATAGCGTCTTTCATCTAAGCCAAGAACATCTACAATGGATGCCACTTCATCGGTATCCGGCTTATATGCGCCGTTAAGCATTTTGGTTACTTTATTCCTATGCCACCCGATTTTGTCTGCAAATGCTAATTGTGTTCTGTATTTTGCAACAATTTCGCCCCTCAGCAAATTTGTGTCCAATGCAAGTCACCCCCTCATCTCCGTTTGGTGATTTAATGCTATCACAGTCCGGTGATTATGTCAATAGTTTTTTTGAAAAAATTATTGCATTTGGTGAAATCACGTGGTACAATGGTTTCGTACTAAGGGGGTGTGGAAAGTGAAGCGGGTTTCCAAAATATCTGAAAGAATAAAGCAATATCGGGAACGTATGGATTGGACGTTAGCTGACATGGAAGAAAAGACCGGCTGTCCAGCGCAAACACTCAACCGATATGAGTTAGGGCAAAGAATACCAAAAATAGATACTGCTATTGAACTGGCAGAAAAGCTATCAATTAACACTTTATGGTTACAAGGGTATGATGTTCCGTGCGATTTTTCAGAAAGTGAAGATGGACAAAATTTATCAAGCGAGGAAAATGCCCACATACAAAAATACCGCCTCCTTGACCCATTCGGGAAGGAAGCGGTGAATGGTGTTTTGAATGTGGAATCCCGGCGGTGTGAAGCGGCCAGGGCCGCAGCGATAAAGGAACAACGGCAGCAGATGGAAGCCGGGGATATGATTGACTTTAAGAAGGTCATCCGGTTCAGCGTTCCCGGATACTCCATGCCTCTGAGCGCAGGAACCGGCCAAGAAGCAGGACAGGAATATCCTGAGAACTACACCTTGGTCAAAGAACCGCCCCGGGGGACCTCCTACATTGCTCCGGTTAGCGGAGACAGTATGGAGCCAACTTATCACAATGAGGATATAGTTTTTGTTCACTCCTGCGAGGAAATCCCTGTTGGGAGAATCGGGGTATTCCTTATGGATGGAAAGCAGTGGATCAAGGAACTGGGTGACGGAGAATTGATCTCCCATAACCCAGAATATGACCCGATTCCAATGCGTGAGGATATCAGGTGCCAGGGCCTGGTGCTGGGCGTGTGCGACGACAGCTATTTTGAGTGACCAACCGCCACGGGCGGAGAAATAGAGAGGAGATTATTATTGGCAACCGCAAAAGTTGAAGGCATGATCCATGCCAACGGTGTGGACATTTCCGTTGTAACTATGGTAGGGAGCGAGGACGATTATATATCGTTGACGGATATTGCAAGGCATAAAAACCCTGAATTTCCTGCTGACGTTGTAAAAAATTGGCTCCGAATCAGAAGTACAATCGAATTTTTAGGCCTTTGGGAGCAGTTGAACAACCCAGAGTTTAAACTGGTCGAATTCGACCAGTTTAAAACTGACGCAGGTTCAAATGCGTTTGTACTATCTCCTCAGAAATGGATAAAAGAGACGGGCGCGATTGGACTGATCTCAAAATCAGGTCGATACGGCGGAGGTACTTTTGCGCATAAGGACATCGCTTTTGAATTTGCCTCCTGGATTTCCCCGGAATTCAAGCTCTATATCATCAAAGACTACCAGCGGCTTAAAGGAGAAGAAAGCCATCGACTTGCGCTGGATTGGAATGTTAAGCGAATTCTTACAAGCGCAAATTACCCGTTCTACAGGCATTTCTTTAATTTTCTCTGCGGCCACGTTTCTGCACACTTCGTTCATGCTAATCCTCCTTTCTTGCCGTTGAATGGTTCAAGTATAAATCAACTCATTCCGATTGTCAAGATATTTTTCTTGACTTATTCAAGTTTTTTTGTTATGGTATGGTTTGTAGGGGGTGCTACTATGAACCAATGCGATAGATTAAAACTCATATTGCAGGAAAATAAGCTAAAGCAAAAACAACTGGCAACTGAATTGGGTGTAACAGAAAGCTATATATCTAAGCTCCTAAAAGACCCGAATATCCGGCTTTCTCAATCTCTTGCAACACTAATTGAAGAAAAATATGGTTATCACGCTGATTGGATACTCAATGGTGAAGAACCAAAACTAAAGCAAATCAGCAAGAATAAATCTTTATCTGAATTTCATCAGAGGGCGCTTGCTCAACTGGAGAAGATGAATGACGAACAGGTTAAAGCCGTGCTTGCCTTTATCAATTCGCTGGATGATATAGAAAAATCCTTTTCTTCAGAGAAACCTCAAAATCCCTCTTGACAACACGTATAGCACGTGCTATAATATAATTGTAAGGAGGGGGGAGCATGAAAGACAAAGACCTGCTGAATCTGCTCAAGAAAAACGGCTGGGAAGTCAAGCGGATACACGGAAGCCATCACATCATGCAGAAAGATGGCAAAATCGAAACCATCCCAGTCCACGGAAAAGATGTTCCTACCGGCTTACTAAACGCCATACTGAAGAGGACGGGGCTGAAATAAGCCCCGCTCCTCAACTGATTGGAGGTAGTATCATGCTGTTCGTTTATCCCGCAGTTTTCCATAAGGAGGATGACGCTTACTGGGTTGAGTTTCCCGATCTGGAGGGCTGCCAGACTTACGGGGGAACGCTCAACGAAACCATGGCCTGCGCCCAAGAAGCCCTTGCCGGGTATCTGCTGACGCTGCTGGAAGAGAACCGGGAGCTTGTCCCGCCTTCTGATGTGTCGACGGTTCCCTCTGGTGGTGACAGCTTCGTTACTTTGGTCACATGTGACATCAACCAGTATCAGGACACAAAGGCAATCAAGAAAACTTTGACAATCCCGGCTTGGCTCAACGAACGCGCGGTGTCTATGGGCATCAATTTCTCCCAGGTTTTACAAGAAGCCCTCATGACGAAGATCCAGGCAAACAGAATGTAATGGCAAGCAATGCGCCGGTATATACCCGGCGCATGCTTGTTGGTGGCCGCAGCCCCCAAGCCCTCGGATAAAGCCGCCTCCGGCGTCTGCTTGTACCAGCAGGGGAACGAACGGCGGTACACTGTCGATGGTCCTTCTGCCAGTGTACCGCCTGTCTCACCTCCCTGCGCCGTATCGATCACCACAAACGAACCGCCGCTTTGTTGTATTAGGCGGTTTTTCTCAAAACCACCCTTTACAACATTTGTCTTAGAATATGAATCCAGCAATGATTAACGCAAAAGCCCAGCACCTTTTATGAGCGCCGGGCCAAATGAGGGGGGATGATTAGCGGATGGAAGAAATCAGAACTACAAAGCGGGTTTTCTTATACATCCGGGTTTAGGTCAGCACTGAGGAGCAAGCAATACATGGTCTTTCCATCGGAGCACAAACACAGACGCTGGAAGCGTGGGCAAAAAAAGAAGGACATAGGGTAGTGGGTACATACACAGACGCTGGAATATCAGCCAGAAAGCCCGCTTCCAAGCGTCCAGAGCTGCAACGGCTGTTGCGAGATGTCCAGGGCGGAAAAGGCGATCTGATCGTGTTCACAAAGTTGGACAGGTGGTTTCGAAATATCTCAGAATATTACAAGGTTCAGGAAATTCTTGAAAAATACAACGTGGACTGGAAGACCATCCACGAGGACTATGATACTTCTAATGCCTCCGGCCGGCTGAAAATCAATATTATGCTGTCCGTAGCCCAGGATGAGGCGGACCGTACCAGCGAACGAATTAAGGCCATCAATGAAGTGAAGCGCCAGCGGCTGGAGGCCCTGGGCGGCGTCCCTCCAATCGGCTACAAGCTGGAGGGGAAAAAGTGGGTAAAGGACCCGGAAAAGGAAGCCGCTGTTTCCGCTTTCTTCCGGGAGTACATGGAAACAGGGTCTATTGCCGGGTCAATCCAGAAGCTGCACGACGATTTTGGGGTGGACCTGAGCTATCAGCTGGCATCCAAAATACTGGAGCGCCCAACCTACTGTGGCCGGTACTGTGACGCAGACGGGATGACTCCGCCTTATATTACCTGGGAGGAGCACGAAAAGATTATGTCAATGAGAAAGAAAACTGTCAGAAAAACAGATCATAACAGGATATATTTATTCTCTGGGCTTATCATATGCGGAGATTGCGGAAAACGCATGGGTGGCGCATTTGGTCAAGGCTCTGCCAATCCATACTATCATTGTTCTGGGCATTATGCGAAAACAAGAAAATGCTCCAACAAAGTAAACATGAATGAGAAAAAGCTGGCAAATTATATCTTTGACTCTTTGGAGGAAAAAATCAGGACATATAAATTGGAATTTGATAGATTTTCCATTGAAAACCAGTCAAAAGACTATAACTCAGAAATTGCTTCCGCCCAAAAGAAAATCGACCGTTTGAAGTATTTATTTGTTGAGGGCCTTATATCTATCGAAGAATATAAATCTGACCGCACAGAATTAGAAGAAAAACTAAATGAATTGTCGAAAAAACAGCAAGCGGCTAAAACGCCTGATTTTGAGAATTTAGAAAAATTTCTTGTCCAAGGATGGCGCGATTCTTATGAATTATCGAGCCGGGAAGCTAAACGGAAATTTATTGTGGCTCTAATTAAAGAAATCAGAATTTATCCAGACCGGCATATTGAGTACGATTTAAATACATAATTTTTTACCTTCTATTTTTATATAGTTTATACGACGCTACAGGAAAGAATAAACTATATAAAAGACCGGGAATGCCCCGGTCTTTCCTTAAATCTCGGTTCCGTCAGGGAGTGTGAATCGGATCTCAACCTGGCAGCCCAAAGCCCCCGCCAAGGCCAGAATATCCTTCTCGGTGAAGTTTCCCCGCGTCATTTTATTGGATAGGTTCTGCCGGGTCTGCCCAGAGGCTTCGGCGATGTCCCCCATCGTTTTGTTCTGACGCTTCATAATCAGCCGTATCTTTTCGGCCACCGTAATGTCCATGGCGTCACCTCCTACGACTAATATACACCAATCCATGTCACTTGTCAAAAGTTTTTTTCAAAATCCACGAAAAAATGTAAAATAGGTATTGACAAACGACACGAATTAGTGTAATATAAGGATTGTAAGGCAGGGGCGGCCAGCCCCTTAAGAAAGGAAGTGAGGAAATGGACGAGATGAACACCACGATGGCCCTGCTCCGTGCGGTGCTGGAGCTCATCGCCAAGTGCGAAACGCTCGAAGAACTCCGCGAGAGCGTCAAGCGGATCATGGGTGAATAAAAACGGGTAGCGGACCCCCTACCAAGAGAACCGCTACCCAAACCCAAATGGGCGGTGCCGGGAGCCTTACCCCGGCCCGCCTCCATGATAACAGAGTAAGGCAAAAAAATCAAGGAGGCAATCGATTATGATGATCGAGGAATTTGAGAAGCGCACCGGCTTCTACCCCACGCTGGTACAGTACGAGGCCATTGAGCGGGCCTACATGGACTTCGATGGCGACAAGGACGCCTTCTGCAAGGCTTACAAGAAGAACGCCGACGGGATGGCCGAGCGCATCCAGCGCGAGGTCAACATGGCCACCCTCAAAGCACAGCGTGACCAGGCCACCGAGCTCACCCGCCGCGACGTCGAGATCGAGCGCCTGAAGAAGGAGTTGGAGCGGGAGCAGGAGTGGAAGCCCTACGAGGATACCCACAACGTCACCCAGGAGCAGTACGCCGACCTGGCCGAGAGCGTCCCCGGCGGCGCAGCGCGTTACATGACCGACGCCGAGGCCCTGGATTGGGTTTGCAGCGAGTTCGGCTTTGACCGCAGCAAGGTCACGATTCTGCATGAGATCGACGAGTACGAGGTCAACCGGCACCACCAGCTCCGCCGAACCGGGAAGAAGATCGACCGCCGCCCGGTCTACTGTGCCACGGACTACCACTACATCCGGTTCAATGTCGGCGGCTGGATGTGGGAAGCCTGGAACGGCCAGCTCCACCCCTTCTACAATTGATATGAGGCCCGCCCCGGAGGTCACGAGGGCAGAAAGGACGATTGAAATGAAGTTCACTAAAAAGCGCGACTATGATGGAAGCATCCGTAAAGTGTGGAGCGATGACAAAGAGGTGTGCTTCGGTGTCGTGGGTACCGTTGGCGATCTGCTCCAGGAGGGCATTTTTGAATACGCTGACTACTCTCCTGAGACCTGGGCATTCATCCCGGCCCCTGGCGTGATCCAAAAGCCCTGGTTCGGGAAGACTCGCGAAGCCGCATTGGCGAATCTCCCCAATGGGAATTTATCTGTGAACGCTGATATTATCGAACGGCTTCGAGCTTCCGGCTGGCATAACGATTTTTTGTACTTCATGGGCCTTTTGTCTTCCCCCTGCCCCGCCCCGTTTTCTGGCACAGTCGAGGAAGTGGCCCGGTCTTCCCGGTCTTAACCGAAAACCCGCAAGGCCGACGGCCACAGGCCGCCACCGGTGCAAGCCCGGTCCCGCTCCACCAGGGCGGGGGCGCTCATGGGTCTACCCATCGGCACAGGGGGAGTCAACCGCCGCCCCTTTCACATATACACACCTTGAAAACAGAACCGATATCCCCAAAATCCCAAACGTTTGGGATTTTGAAGCAGTTAGAAAGGAGTCGTCCCAATGTCTACTATTGAACAATTCACCGCCGCCCTTCCAGAGTATCTGAGCTTTTACCGGGACAAGTCACCCTGCACCCAGGCGCTGAAATCCTACGCGCTGGAACTGTTCACCGACTATGTGACCCAGGAGTACCCTGGCCAGGAGCTTACCTCTGAGATGGTGCTGGGCTTCCGGCGGTCGCTGTACGATCTGGAGCCCAACACAGTAACACAATATATGCGGCAGGTGCGGGGTGCTTTCCGGTTTATGCTGGAAGCGGGGCTGATTTCGGGCGGCAATCCGGTAAATACCCTGTTTGTCGGCCGGGAGAAGTACCAGCCCTATGACTCTCTGCTTACCCACAATGACATCCAGCGCCTGCTGTGGGACGAGTGTCCGGAGCAGATCAACAGCCGGGTATATATCCGCTCCCGCGCCATGGTCCTGCTGTGCCTGTCCTCCGGCCTGCGCCTGGCGGAGCTGCTCGCCCTGGAGCCGGACGATCTGGACTGGGAGCACGGGAGGGCGCTGGTCCGGCACGGCAAGGGGGATAAGCGTCGGACGGTGCCCTTCCACCCCATTGCCCAGGCCGCGGTGCGCCAGTACATGGATACCCTGCGCCTGGGGTGTCCGGAGGGGCTGCCCCTGTTCGTCCAGGCGCCCAAGAAGGGGGGCTTCAAAAAGCTATCTCTCCGCACCGCGCAGTATAATATCAGCGCGTACGTAGAGGGCATGACAGGCCGGGATGATATCTCCCCCCACGATCTGCGCCACTCTGCCGCCTCCTGGTGGGTGTCCTGCGGAGTGCCGATCCGGGAGGTACAGACCCTCCTGGGGCACGCCAACATCCAGACCACCGAGCGGTACGCCTCTCTGGTCGCCCCCGACACCGCGCCCATCCGCAGCGCCAACGCCGTCATGTCCGCCGCCTTTGGCCGGCCGGAGCTCATCGAAGCGCCCCCTCAGCTTTAGCTGCGGGGGCGCTTTAGCAATGTCAGGTCCCCATATTCAGGCTGATCAGCCGCAGGGTATCGGAGAGCGGCCGCTGCATCATGCTGCTGCCGATAGTCACCCCATTCATGGTAATGCTGTGGTTGTCCACATAACTGGGGGAAGCATCGTAGGCGGCCTGGATCCCGGAATATGCGTTTTGGGCGGCAGAGTGGTCCTCCCCGGTGAGAATGCCGTGCTCGGCCTTATACCGGGCCCAGGCGTCGTTTTCCAGCTGGTCCAGCGACAGGGGGATGATGCCGGCCTGCGTCTCCAGAGGCGGTTCGCCCAAAATGCCGCCGTCCGACCAGTTTTCCTCATAGGCGCCCGGGCGCACAGTAATGGTACCGCCGGAGTAATCGAAGATATCCCACTGCCCCGAGGCGGGGTTGAAGCTCGCCCCGATCATTCCGCCCAGCCGCTGGTTTTCTTCAAAGAGGCGTATTTTTTCATCCTGATCCTGCGTCTGCTGCATTCGGAGGGTATTGGCCAGCATCCGGTCAATGATGTCCCTCCGGGAATCCCCTCCGGAGACCCCCGGGGTTGTCTCTTCCAGGACATAGCCCAGCTGCCGCAGCAGGCCGGTCACCCGGTCCACCTGGGCGGCCATAGCGGGGGTGCCATATTTGGAGATATCATTCAAAATATCCTGGATGTCCCGGGCGGGGGTTTCAATGCTTTTGCGAATGTCCTCCCAGGTATCCATCCACTGGTCATATTCCTTCTCGGCCTCTTTCCGCCGGGCTTCGGCGGCCTTTTTCTGCTCCTCCAAGGCGTCCAGCTGCTGGCTGTATTGGTCCTTCAAGGCGGCATAGTGGTCCTCCCAGGCCTCCTTTTCCTCTTCCTTCCGGTCGATGAGGTCCTGAATAAAATCCTGGCGGGCCTGGCTTTCCTTTTCAAAGGCGTCGATTTGCTTGCTGAGGGCGTCGATCTGCTTTTGGATCAGGTTCTTCTGCCGGTCCAGCAGCTTTTTCTGCTCCTCCAGCGCCCTGATCTGCTCCTCAAGCCGCTTGACGATCTGCTTGTGGGCCTGTTCCTCCTTATAATCCTGAAGGTCGCGCTCCGCTTCCTCCTTGGCCTTTTCCGCGTCGGCCAGGGCCTCCTCGGCCTTCGCTACAGCCTCCTCGTCCGCTCTCCAGGCCCATACCCCGTCCTTGAGGGTATAGACATTCCTCTCGTTCCGGGCGGTCTGAAGGGCCAGCATGGCGTCCTGAACGGCCTTTTGCGCCTCCTCCACGGCCAGCTGCTTCTTTTGGAGGGCAAGAGCCTCATCCTCCTGCCTTTTCTGCTCATCCCAGGCGTCGTTGACCTGGTCCAGCTCCTCCCGGACCTTATCGATCTGGTCGTTGATCTCGTCAATGTGATCGTCCAGCCCTTTGACGTACGGGCCTATTGAGCCGTCGGGATTGACGGTATAGTAGCCGCTGATCTGCTCAGAAAGGGCGTCTTTTTGCGCATTCAGGGGCGCGGTCTGGGCCTCCAGCCGCTTCCGCTCCGCCTCCAGCTGGTCGTTGAGGGCATCCAGCGTGGCGTTGATGGGCTTTAAAATCCCCTCCAGCTCCTTGTCGTACCGGGCAAGAATCTCGTTGATTCCGTCCATCTCCTCCTGGATGGCGTCGATCTCCGCACCGATATCGTCGACCTTTTCTTTGGCCTTGTCGAAGATATCGTCAAAGGCGTCCTCCAGCTCCTGCCAAAGCCCCTCCTGCAAGTCCCGAATGGCGTCCTGGTCACTCCAGATTTGGGATTCGATATTCTGAATGTCGCCATTGAGGGAACCGTCGATGTTGTTGGCCTGGAGGGCGGCTATAGTCTCCTGAGCCTTGGCAATGCGCTGGGCATAAATCTCAATCTGCTGGCCCACGGTGCCTGTGGTCCGTCCCAACTCCTCAATCTTGTGGCTGCTCTCGTCAATGTAGCTGTCAAAGGCGTCGGTGAGGTTTTGATAAATCGTTCGAATAGAAGTCTCATAGTCCCACCAGGCGTCCTGGAGGTTTCGGATCAGCTCATCATTCTCTCTGATCCCCTGGCTGCGGAAATACTCTGCCAGGGCGTGAGTGTCGTACTGCATCTTCCGGTATTCCTGGATCATGGCAGCGTCGTCTGCGGCGATCTGCTCCATGGTGCGGGAGTTGTTGTCCTTCAGCTCAAACAGCCAGACGGCGTCCTTGTGTGAGGCAAGCAGGCCGTCGGAGAGGGAGGCATAGATATCCCGGATATCGTCAGCCAGGCCGGCGTAAATGATTTTAAGCTGATTCACTTCGTCAGAGTCGGCGGCCTTCCCCTTTTTGATAAACTCCTTCTCCATGGCCAGAACCCGGTCCTGCAGTCCCTTGAGGTTCTTGATCCGCTGCTCGGAGGTATCCTGGTCGGACTGCTCCAGTACCTGGTTGGTCCGTTTGGTGGACTCCTCCAGCTTTTTCAGATTGTCGATCTGCTCCTCGTACCAGTCTTTGGTGGATTTTGCCGCGGCGGAGCTGGAACCGCTGCCGCCCTTATAGCCGCTCCCTTTGGAGCCGCTGGTATAAACGGGAATGGTGCCGGTAACCAGATTCCAACCGCCCGTCAATGTTTTCAGCTGCTGAATTCCGCTCCTCACAGAACTCAGAACATTTCCAAAAACTCCGCTGGGCGCGCTCATCGCGTCCGCCATACTCCCCATAAGGCCGGCGATTCCCGAGTAGAGGCTGGAGATAAAGCCTGTCGTACTCTGGGCCCTTAACGCCATCGCGTCCTGAGTCTGGGCAAAAAAGCTCTCAATGTCTGAAAAAATATTTTTTCGGTCGTTTCCTCCCTGCTGGGTCATGCTGGTTTCGGCGGTCTGTTCCGCGGCCGTAATAGCCTGCTTCAATTCACTGAACGTTTTGAAATTATTGGCGTCGATGCCGTAATTTTTCAGCAGCGTATTTACTGTCGTGACATTCTGGGACAGCCAGGAGGTGTAAAAGTCCTCGCTGTCCATGTTCTTAGCCAAAACGGCGTCCCGGTAGGCGTTCGCGTCGGCCTCATAGGCCTTCTGCAGGGCTTCGCTGACCTCCTCCTGCGTCGCGACGCCGGCCAGGGCCTTCAGCAGTACCTCATCAATGGCTTCCTCATACTTGCCCAGCAAGCCAATAAGCGTATTGGTGGACAGCGAACCGTTCTTTTTCAGCTCCTCCTGGGCGCTCTCCACACCTTCAATGCGGGACACACAGTCTTTCAGCGTCTTGGCAAGGTCCTCTATACTGGCCTGGGCCCCTTTGCCGCTGTCCTCCAATTCCTTCAGTCCGTCTGCGCCATCCTCCGCCCGGGCTGCCAGCTCCGTCAGGTACTGGGCCAGCGTACCGGCCGTGGCGCCATTCAGTTCAAGCCCCTGTTTAAGGACAGGGAACCTGTCAATCAGCGACTGAACCTCCTCAGCTGTAACCTTGCCGTCCTTCTGAATGCGTTCCAGCGTCTCGGTAAAGCGGGTGTGCTCGGCCTCGTCCATAGCATCTACAAGCCGGTTAAACCGCTCTGTCAGTGCCTCAGCGGGGAACATGGAGGCATAGAGTGTCTCCCCCACACCATCCCAGTATTCCCGCACGCTGCTGTCGCTGAGGTTTTGCGCGTTGCTGTTCAGCGTGTCGTAGAAGTTGATTGCGTAAAGCTGGTATGTGCTCAGCTCCTCCTCCAGGTCTTGAAACTGCTTTTGCTCTTTTTTGCTCCAGGCGGAGGCGTTGGGGTGATCCGCAAGGAATTTTTCCTTTTTTGCATTGAGATTATCCAGCGCGTCCCCCAGCCACTGGGCGCTTTCCGCAAAATCCTTTCCATTCAAATTCAGGGCGATGAAGTTCTCAGGCTTGCTGTAATCGGCAAACAGCCTCTCAAAAAAGGTCTTGTCCGCCCCGGCATATCCCGCGTCCAGCGCCTTTTGCGCCGCCAGGTCCAGGGCCTCCTTTTTGGCCTTGTTCAGCTGCTTCTGAATCCCGATCTGCCGCTCCAGGTCGGCGTTTTCCCGGCTGAGCTTGTCCAGTTCCTCCTGCTCCACAACGGTCAGGCTGTCCTTGGCGTTGAGTTCGTCGATCCGATCCTGGGTGGTTTTCAGTTCGTCCTGAAGGCTTTCCAGCTGGGCGCTGCTCTGTTCATATTCCCCCTTGGCCTCCGCCAGAGCGTCTGCGGCCTTGGCTGCGTCCCGGCCGAAGGCGTCGTAGGCGGCAGAGAGGGCGGTAATAGCAATCAGGGCAATTCCAACTGGGCCCACGGCGGAGTAGAGGGAGGCAACAAACGACTGGGCTCCTTTTCCCGCCCCCGCCATAGCTGCTTTTAAGCCCGTGTATTCACCAGCGGCCTTTTTCACATCGTCTGCAATCCCTTTTAGACCCCGTGGAATCTCAACAAACTTACTGACAAGCGCAGGGAATACTTTTTCTCCAGCTGCTGCCGCTTTAAGAGCCGTGATGGCGGCAGTAATCGCGGCAATCTGGGCTGCCGCATTCCCCAGGTCGGTGTTGGCCAGCTTCAGAAAGAGGTTCCCCACATCCAGCAGGCCCATGGAAATATCGCTGGCCTTAAAGTTCTCCACAAACTGGGTCCACTGGGCCACCAGCCTGTTGGACTTGGCTTCCCAGCCGTTCAGGTAAATCTCCAGCTCCTTGTCGGCGCTGCCCACGCTGTCCTTGTAGGTCTCGATCATCTGCTGGTAGGTATCAAAGCCCTGGATCAGCGCCATCAGCTGATTAGACCGCACCTTTCCGCCCAGGGAGGCCACCACCTCCTGCAGCTGGGCCTCAGTGACCAGTCCCTTCCGATACTTTTCCGCCAGCTCCCCGATGACCTCCATGGGGTTGCGCAGGGACATGACCCCGTCCTTATACTCCCGGGTGGCCACGTTCAGCTCGCCCAGGGCGGCAGCGGTACGCTGTATCTCGTCCTCCGACCACCGCTCTCCGGTCTCTGTGTCGATCTCGATTTCGGTGGAGCCCTGGATGTTTAGGATCAGCGCCCGCAGGGCTCGGGCGGCCGAGTTGCCGCTCTCCTGGGTCTTGGCGGTGATGGTGCCGATGGCGGCCATAGTCTCCTCCACCTTCATCCCCGCCTGCTCCGCCAGCGAGGAGACGATACCCATGCCGTTGGCCAGCTTGTCCACTGAGGTGGCGTAGTTGTTGGATATCTCGTTCGCCCCGTCCAGCACCTTCGTCAAGGAGTCGATGTTCCCCTTGTACTTGTAGGCCGCATCCACTGCCAGGAGGAACTTGTTGGCAGTCTCCTCGTTTACATCCCCCACCACCTGGGTCTTGGCGGACAGCTCACCCAGCTGATCGGAGAGAGCGCCGTACCCTGCTTGGGCCCACTTGGTTACCGAGGAGAGATAGTCGGAGGGGGTGGTGCCCAGAGCGCCGGAGACCTCAAACGCGGAATTTTTCAGGCGCTCCATCTCCGCGTCCGTGGCCCCGGTCACCTTCTGAATGGACACCATCTCGGCATTCATGGCCTTCAGCTCTGCGGTAGCTTTTTGGATATTCTGGGCAAAAGCGTTCATAATCCGGCGGCCCAAAACGTCCCATAATTGATTATATGTCCGCTGGGTCCGTATCAGCCCGTCCGCCGCCGCCTGGGCCTTTATCTCCTGGGTTGCCTGACCGGCGATAGCCTGCCGGGTGCGCTCCTGCTCCACTGCCAGCTGGTTTTGTGCCTTTATCATGTTGGCTTGGGCGTTGATGTACTTGGCCGCCGCCTTGGCCGATTCCTCGGCGTTCCCCATACCTTGGGGCAGGCTGGTAATGTTGACGCTGATGTTGGATTTCTTTTTCAGTGATTCCACCACCTTGTCCAGCTGTTCCAGCCGAGCAATCTGGGCCTCTGTCGCCCCTGAGATTCCAACCTTTAGGGTTACGATTTCGTCTGCCATTTTATCATCCCTTTCCGAGTTTTTTGTCAAATTAAAAGAGACCATGAATTTAGAGCGTGTCTAAATCCATAGTCTCATTGATGTCTGACCCTGTGCCGGCGCACAGATTGTTTTCATGTAATTGTCAAAGATAAGTTGTGCCTTGGGGTTTCTGGGTAGAGGTAATATACTGCGGCGCTGGGAGGTTGGCATATTTACAAAGAGTATTGGCCCACTTTATGGTATCGTTGCGAGTAAGGCGAGATCGAAAAATCAAACTTTTAACAGTCCGTAAATCTCCTTTGGGATGATACTGAATTTCAACAGCGTTTTCAACTTTGACTTTTTCGGTTCGGGTCTGCCCCTTGGCGTCAATGGCGCTGACAACTGCCATTGCGTCTCCGCCAATCAGCCCGCCTACAATACCTGCCGTAAGAGGACTTACAGCTTTGGTAAACGTCGTTTCCCATGTGATAAAATTGACCTGGGTTATTTGGTTGAAAGGAAGGATGGTTTGATGTTCTTGTGAATCTTCAAGTCTGATATATCCTTCGTTACATTTGATACGTACGCCGAAATAGTCATTATATTGGTATCCTGCCACACCCTCTAAATGATCAGAAGGCATACCAAATTGTTCCTCCAAATTCAGCTTGAAAAAGTCTTTGAAGCCCACAGTGTCCCCCCCCCTTTTTTGCGTTAACATAAATATTTTATCACAGTTGGGTGGCAAATGCAAATAGTTTCAGGGGCCTTCCACACACTTGCTAAAAAGAAAAGGGGCCTTCCGCCGCAAGCAGAAGACCCCCTCTTGCTATCCCACCACCACAGCGTTGCTCAGTCCATACACCCACTCGATGGTTACCGTGTCGCCCACCTGCGCGCTGGCGGCAGCAGACAGGTAAGGCAGCTCCATTACGGTGCTGTCAAAGGGCTCCTGTACACCCATGGTGTTCCCGTTCGGGGCGGAGATCACCGTCACTGTCCGGCGGCGGACGCAGCTCCGGGTAGCGTCCGCTATAATCTGCCGTATCCAGGGCTCCAGCTCCTTCTGGATGGCCCGCACCTCATCCTGTCTGTTCAAAGTTCCGCCACCTCCGCAATCTCCCAGCCCGGCATTTCCCCGGCCTTCAGCCGTGCGGCGGCGGGGCTTTCGGCGGTAACAGCGTCAATGTGCGCTGCTCCGGCGACGTTGCGCCGGACAATTTTGTAGGTCTTCGATATCACATTCAATTTCAGCATACCCCGCTCTTCCTTTCGAATGACTTTTCTCTCAAAATCTTAATCTTTAAGGCACCTAATTGATAGGAGAAGTTAACCCATTGCCAACATTCCATACCACCATGTGTTGAGAAGAGCCCACATAAAACCTATAATGGCTTACTTTCCAAGCAAGTTTAAAAGATTTGTCGGTATAGCTATATGTTGCAATCGTGTTGGATGCCAGATTTTCTATCTCTATATAGCCACAGCAATAATTTCCATGATTCAAGTATGTTAATGTCCCTACAGCCATGGCGTGCGAGGTAAACGGTGCGAAAATTAATAGCTGTGAAACCAAGTAGTTGCCAGCTTCCGACGGAAAACCATTTACACCTGAGTTTACATTAAAAGATAAAAACCCAACTGCAATGATATTAGAGGGGCTTAATGCAAATTGATAATGAGTACCCCATTGAGTTAAAAACCGATCTTGAAATGTAGCAGTGAATGTTATTGGTTCAAGTGAAAGGGTTGCACCTGTACCGCTTATATACTCATACGAAGGGTTTACATCTTCACTTGGTATACCCATACCTAAATTGGGGGCAGCTTTAAACACGTCACAAATGGACCCTGCTGGCATCTTCTTCCCCATAATAATCGGATTGTTCAGCATTCAACTTACCTCCTGTACTACAACATAAACGGAAAGGTCTTTAGATGGAACAGTATCAGCCGTAAAGGTTAAGCTGTTGGCAGCTTGGGCAGTAACCTTGATTCCAGCATCATAGTATGCCGACTGGCTATTGACGGAAGGGACAGGGGTAATTAGCTGGCTCCCTTCTCCCGCCAAAATGCCCTGTACCGCAACGGTCTGGGCTTTACTATTCCATCCGCTTATATTCAGCGTTATCAGGGTAGACACCGGTCCTGCTGTTTCAATGGCTCTGTTCATTTCAGCGATTGTAGGCGCCCCCACCATCTCGGCGGTGTAGTCCCCTGCCTGCGGTGTAACAGCCCCCTTCCGGCCATTAAATGACGATACGCCGGAAGCTCCCCCACCCCCAGTATCGTCGCTGTTAAAGCGGACAACATTGTTGGACCCGTTATCCCGGATTATCAGATTAGCTGTATCGCTTATGTTCAGTAAACTATTCCCAGTCACAAAATTCCTTTTCGTGTTTTCTCCCAGTGTGATAAATGGGGCGTCATCCAGAAATGTATGGCATCGGTTTCCTATTATAAGATTGTCACAAGATGGAGCGTCTGTACCCAGAATTTCAATACCGCCGCACACATTGTTTGTGACAATAAACTGATTGGCTGCGTCCAGGATAATTTTTGCAGTAGGTTCCCCTCTGTTTCCGGATATTACTGTGCCCCGCGGAGAAGATCTCGCGTCATAGTAAGGTGTTCCGAAAAAAGCGGTTTCGACAAAATTAAACTCGTTATTATATACGCCGATTCCTCCGGCTTCACTATTGTATATTCCAACTTTGCACTCATGAAAATAGCAGCCATGAATAATAGTGATTCCACTGGCCATTGATCCAGCGGCATAGACTGCACCATCCGCACATTCATCGAAATTAATACCTGAGATCGTTGAAGCATAGGCACAGACCTCGCATTTAGACCAGTCAGTCGAACCCAGCGGGAAGGCGTCTTTATTCCCATCTACTGTAAAGCCGGAGAACGTGCTGTTAACAAGTCCAATCAGCCACTGTGAGAACGGTGCTGGTGTTCCACCAGGGAGATTCTCTGTCTCTCGCATAAGAATAGTTTTGGGCCCGCATCCGCGAAACAATGTATTGTAGATCAAAGACAGCCGTGCTGACAGATGATAGGTTCCATTCAACACCACAATTTCACCGCCTTTATTGCCCAGTGCGGCGATGGCCTGGTTGATCTCCACCTGATCATCCACCCCGTCACAGAGGAAATCGCAGTCGTTCTTAGTCCAGCCGTTTGTCGAGGTCCCCACCACTACAGAGGCGTACCTCTTTCCGCCTCCTGTGCCGTTGTCGTCCAGCTTTTCCAGTGTATTGCTAATATCGTTCAGGTTTTGGGCATTGATGGGAGGCTGGGCGCCGTCGGCCCAGCCCGGGTTTTTATACTTTCCGTTCAAAATTGGCATATGGAATCTCCTTTCAGGCTCCCGGCACGGCAGCCGCCGTGGCCAGGGGGAAGTCATTGACTGAGGTGCAATTGAGCTGCATCGCCCCTGTCTGTCCCAGCGGCCGGGAAAAGCCGGTGAGCAGATGCCGTTCCACGGGGGCTCCGGGCTTGTCCGTGCGGCGGAGGGTAATCAGGTTGTTCTCCACCAGGTGGAAGATCTGGGACGTCTGCACCGTTACCGATTTTTGCAGCACGGTATTCCGCTTCAGATGGAATTCGGCCAGCTCCTGGCACTGGCTGTCCGCATAATAGGCGGTATCCGTCAGCCGCCGGGTACGGTTGCCCAGGATATTCACATTGGTGTCGCTCCTGGGGTCCAGGTTGACGGCCCGGCCCTTGGGCACCGGCCCGTTGTTCAAGGCCGTCCCGCGGACGATGATATCATTGTACACTTCTGTGTTTTTCACGGTATATGTGGCCCCCAGGAAGGTGGTGCGCTCCGGCGAGAGCTGGTACTGCACCGGCTTGTCCGCATCCAGAATATCCTCATAGGCCGCATCCACCCGGAGGCGCCCGGTCTGGTCATAACCCATCCAGCCCACCAGCATCTTGTTTATCTCTAAAAACACTTCCGCATAGGTTCCGTTCTCACTGTCACAGCGATAGGTGTACGGGGCGGAGAGCCAGGAGGCGGCTGTGCCATCCGGCAGGGTCACTGTGCGACTGTTGTAGTAGTTGGTGAATACCGGCGGCACATGATCCACTGCCTGTCCGTTCCCCCGGTCCTTCTGGAGCAATGTAGCAATAGCGGCAAACAGGTTTTCCCCCCGGCTGATCTGGTAAATGCCCTCCAGGCCGCCGAACAGCGTCCCGTCCAGGCAGGCCCACTTGTCCACCAGGCTGTACCGGGCCATTTTCCGCCCCGGCTCAAAGGTCTCCTCTGGATCCTTCACATAGAATACCCCCTGGGGCAGGTAATACTCTGTCCCATCGGGGAGGACCAACCCCTCCATCAGCCGTATCTGCTGCCCGAACCAGACCCGGTTTACGTTGAAGTCGTAGGCGCCGTCCAGGTTGGACAGGGTGACGGACGCCTGCCGCCGCTGGCCGTTCTGGAGGTTTACAGACAGCTCTCCCTCCTGAAGGAAGGCCCCGGACCGGCGATTTTTGGGGTTGTTGTCAATGGAGAAGGCCAGCGATCCGTCAGGCTGAAGGAAGTCCAGCCGGGCCAGCTTGATAAATTGTCCCTCCAGGGCGGCCAGATAGTCCGTCCACTTTTCCCGGTCTGTCAAGGGCAGCAGCTCCTTTCCAGGCGCAAAAGCGCCCCTGCTTCGTTGTTGACAAAACAGGAGCGTGTGGGTATAATAAACGCAGAAGGGTGCCGTTACTGACGGTTGACCCGATCAAGTCAACAAATCAAATCGCTGACTGCTCGTGCCGCCGGGCAGTCAGCACGCTTTTGGGGCGGTGAGGAGCAAAATCATAATGACTATGCCCAAGCTCACCACGAACCGAAAGAAAATCCTCCGGAAATCGTTTCCCATCAGCAACCACCTCCTCCCTTTAGCATTCCGCCGGGAGAAAATGGGCCAACCGCCTTTTATGTAATAGCGCCTCTCTCGCCGCCCCTTTCGGGCCGACACGTTCATCATATCCTATGCGCCGTATTTTGCCAAATCCTGCCGCCCACAAGGGCGGCTTTTCTTATGCTGTTAAACGATGGGACCAGCTACAAACACCTTGCTGGAACTCCCGCTTGTTTTAAATTCATCAGCTATCAGGTCGTAAACCCCAACAACTCCATCGGGATTAATGCAGGGGACATACTCAATTTGGATATCTCCAGTTTCACTGGCCGAAGACGAGAAAACTTTAAACGAATATAGGTTGAAATCAAGAGACAAGCTGTTTGAATACGTCTTGGACCCAGTGCGTGCTTCCAATGTTCCAAAATATCCATACAGAGAACATGAGTACGATGCTCCGGGTGCGGACGGGGTCTTTGTTGTAGTTGCAGACTTATCGTTTACCGACAGTATTTTTTTAGGGATATCAATTACGATATTCCAAATTTCATCTGCAATATCATCTGTTTTGATGGTTGCCCCGTCCACATTGATGTATTGGGATGAATAGGAGTAATAAACATACGCTTCGTAATCTGTTGCTATACCGTTGGAGCCCTGACGCTGGTAACGGCTTCCAAACAGAGCACCAGGTTTTTCCGAATTCATTTTAATCAACATTTCAATTCTTTTGCTTGTGTATGGGTATACTGCACTAATCCCAGTAAGAATGTAGGTGAGATTCGGGTTACTGATATACTCAACCTCCGTATATCCTTCTGGAAGCCTGGATTCCACTTTCATGCCAAACAGGGCGGTCAAGGCAACGCCTTGGGAAACCGTGAATGTGTACTCAGAGTTGACACTCACAACAACATTGTCTGCCTGCCAGCCTTTAAATTCGTACCTTGTACCCGGGCTTGCTGAAACGGTGACCGTCATCCCGATAGTGACCAGTCCCCCACCGGAAACCGTGCCGCCCTCGGGCGGGTCAGCGGCCAGGGCGATAGTGTGCATATTGTCGGGCAAACTTCCCCCTGTCTCAATGGCTAGGACGTTGTCATGTATGGTCTGGAAGGATGCGTCCGCCGGTGTATCCACCCCCATGTCAGTGACAGCGGACGCGATCAGGGCTTTCCCCTCACTGACAGATGTAAAAAGTTCCGACACAGCTCCCTGCACATTGGTGGCCTCCATGCCGCTGGGCGGCGTCAGGGGCACCTCCTGCGCTGTGGGTGTCCAGGTATCGGGCCGGGCCCCCACCATCTTGGCGGTATAGTCCCCCGCCTGCGGGGTGACGGCCCCCTCCCGGCCATTAAAGGAGGACACCCCGGCGGCGGCTTCTCCCGGAGGTCCCTGCGGGCCAGGCTCCCCTTTGTCCCCTTTGGGACCCTGCGGTCCCGCGGGTCCAGCTGGCCCCCTGGGGCCCATCTGCTCGTTGGCCACCCCCTGCTCCAGGCGGTTCATATCCGCCGCTTGGATAACCTCTCCGTATACCCATGTTTTCGGTGTATAGCTCAAGTCAAGCCCTCCCTATCATAGCAATTCCAATTTTCCCAATTCCGACTATGGCGCCGCTCCCTCGTTGGAACACCAAGCCCACATAGCTGGTTAGACCACTTTCCACTGTAACCGTTTTTTGGACTGAATCGGGTCCTAAAACAGCGCTTACGGTGTAGCCTCCGCTTGCCGGGGGATAGTATACTACCGGCCCCGCCCAGGTCTCAGAAAGGACCGTATTGCCGTTTTGCGTGATGGTCACTGTGCTCCCCGGCGGCGCCGTCACTACTAGGGCCGTCCGCCCGGTCTCCTCCGGGCCATCTGATTCTCCCGGCCAGTCCCCCTGTCCGCTGATGATAGATACATCGTCGACGGGGCCCGCCTCCACCCACGGGAAGGTCCCGAAGTATGGCTGGGGGACCTGGTTGTCCCCGGTCTGGAAGGACACCGCCGCCCCCGTCTCGATCCGCCACAAATTCCCCTTCCGGTCCCGCAGAAACTTGGGGTCCAGGTTCACTGACAGCGCCCGAAGGGCGCCCGCCTGTTCCGCTGTATCCTCATAAGTGTTTTTGTCAAAATTCACCCGCCCGATGTATCCCGTCAGGGTAGAGGACTGGTAGTTATACGAGCTGGGCTGCCGGTTGGGATAGGGGGTGAAGTTTTGCAGCAGCTGAGGGGCGTTATTGTTGGTGATGCTGTCAGTACTCACACTGTTGCGGAAAATGTGGGCCTCCTTCACGTGATAGGCTCCATTTTCCAGCTTTGTCCTCAAAACCGTCCAGTTCCAGAACATGGGGGTGACAGGATTGGAGATCAGCGGGGCGGAAACGTAGGTCCTGGCCCCCAGCACAAACAGGTAATATGTGTAGGTCTCCTGATTGCGGAAGCCCTCGTCGATCAGCTCCGACGTTCCAATGTCCAGCGTGGCCACCAGATGCAGCCGGCTCTCTCCCTGCTTTCTCCGGTACAGAGCCACGCCGGTGATGGTGTCCCCTGCGGGGGTTATGTTGCCCCCGTTCAGCCCCTGGTAAAAGCCCGCCAAAAACCGGGTATCCAAGCTCCAGTCCGGCTCATAGGATAGATTGGTCAAAAGGTTGTCCAGCAGCCCCGCCGACGCTTCCCCTGAGATTACAGTGAGCCACTGGCACCGCTGCTCCCCGTGGAGAGTCAGCGCCGATATGTCGGGCTGTACCCAGGTCAGGGGATACCGCACGCGGTTCCAGGTATACGCCCCGCTGCTGGGATAGAGTGTATTGGAGGGGAACAGAGAGGCCGCCGGCAGCAGCCCTCCTGTTGTGGCTGCATAGAAGAAATGGACCTCTCTCGGGGTGATGACCAGCCGCAGGGGGAGGTCGGGTATAATTCCGGGAATGTTCTCCCGCCACAGGTCTGTTCCATTCAGCGATAGCCAGATAGCGGAGGAGGAAACGTGAAAGGCCAGGCCGGGAGATACTGTCAGTACAGGGGCGGTTCCGCCTGGCGGTAAAAACCCGGACCAGGCCAGCGTCCACGATGCGTCGATTTCCAGCGGAGCGCCGTTTTTCTCGTTCCAGGCCACGGAAGAACCCGGGTGGAGATCCAGCACCCCGGCGGCGGCGGTGTAGCTGCCCGTCCCCTTGCCTGGGATGTAAGATACCAGCGGCCAGCGCAGGGCAATCCCTTCGATTGGATGGCGGCAGGCGTCCACATAGCCCTGCATATCCGATACAGTATACTGAACCGTAAAATCTACCCAGCCTGTATCTGCCTGCACTCCGTTCTCCGTTTGGATCATGCACCGCACCCGGTACCGGGTACCGGTGAACAATCCGTCATAGCTCACCCTCAAGTCCCCGGAGCCATAGATACTCCCGGAATCCTCCAGAGGGGTGTCCTCGTGTCCCGCTTCACACAGCAGCCATCGGAACCAGTCCAGGGCGTCCCCCTGGGCCTGGACATAACTGGCGGCAAACGCGGCCATACGTCCCGAGACGGGATTGGCAAAACTCTGAATTGTCAGGGTTGGAGCTGCCCGGGTGATAAAGTAGGAGGGGGACAGCTGCTTGATGCTCCCGCCGTTCCAATACTGTGTAATTTGAAGCTTGTACCCGGGTGCGTACCCGTTTACAAGGCCCGGGCCCTGGACGTCTACGCTGTAATATCGGGTTTCTCCTGTAGAGCCCACCCCCCAGAAGGGGGAGATGTTCACCCGGCCGCTGTCATACACCTGCGTGGAAACTGTGGTGTTTTGAAAAATTTCAATCTGATACCCTGTCATAGCAGAATTTCCGTTGACCTGCCATGACACGGTCAGAGGCTGTAAAGCATCCACTGTCCCCCCGCCCCGCCCGGCGAAGGAGGAAGGAAATATATTTGTTGGTTGATAAAGCGCCATCCTGCCCCTCCTTCTAAAATCCCTGCCGCTTCAAGCCCTCCTTCAGGGCTCGATAGGCCCGTCCGGAGGAAACTGCCTCCGCCTGAGTTCCCGCCATAAAGGGCCGGGGCCGGGGCTGTTTATATCCAGGCAGTCCTTTTTCCACCACGTCAGACAGCGCCTCGTCCCCGTTGGTGGGGAACTGGAACGGGGTAACGTTCTCCATGGTCAGTTCATGCCCCGGCAATACAGCGGAAATCATATTCCGCCGGTCGCCCAAGCCCCCGTTGTCCAACCGGCGGGTGGCCATAGCCATAGCGGAGGCCTCATAGGAATAGACTTGATACTCGGTCTGCTCCTCCATGATGTCCTTAACCTCCTCGGCCACCTCATGTTCCAGGGCGTCATCCACAGCAGTCTCCAGCTTTGCCAGAAGATCATTATATTTTTGAATAAAGCTCATAAAATCGCCTCGCTTCTCCCAAGGTCTTCCATCAGGCCCTGGGAGAAACGAGGGAGTGGGGGCGCACAGTGTGCGCCCCCTCCCTCGTTGGCATAATGTCAACCAACCGTCACAGCCACGGTATAGGTGATCCCGCTCTTTCCGCTCTCAGACACAGCCAGGGTGAACCCCTTGGAGCCGCCGGAGGTGTCCACGGTATAGGTGGGTGTGGTGTCGGTGCCGCCAGGGGTCACGTCGGCGGCGTTGGCGCCGCCCACGGTTACCGACTGCTCCGCTGTCTTAGTCCCGGTGAGCACCACGCTGGTGGTACCGGCGGCCGCCTTCACAGCCACAGTCTTGTCCGCGCCGCCACCGGTGATGGTATTATCGGTGTCAGGGACGGGGGTGGTCAGGGCAAAGTCCACATCGGCGGTTGGAACCACCACGGCGCCGCCTGTCACAGTGACGTTGGCAGTCACCGTCAGGGCCTTCTTGCTCTTAGTGGTGATGGTCACCTCCGTGGTTCCGTTGCCCACGCCGGTCACAACGCCCTGGGGAGACACTGTAGCGATGGCGGGCGTGGCGCTCTCAAAGGTCAGGTCAGACATGAGGGGGGTGCCCAGGCTGCCGTCCTCCATGATGTACTTCACGGGGATGGGGGCGGTCTGCCCGGCATTTACATCAATGTCAGCGCCGCCTACGATAGCCAGCCCGGTTGCAAACTGGTCGGGGAAACCGAACAGTTCCAATACCATATAGGCCAGCTTGGGAGAGACAGCAGAGCCGCACTGGATACCCGCCTCGCAGGCCTCGTCATAACTCAGGGCCGTGCCGTTCATCACGGTGGTGGCGGGGGTAGTTTGGCTGCCCTCGGTTGACACGTCGCCGTTGAACTGCATACGGGGGATGGTGATGTACAGACTACCCACCCGGGAACCGGTCAGAGGATTGGCCTCCTTGCTCTCAGTGGCATACACCGGAATGGTAATAAGGGTGCGCACCACAGCCGGATTCATCAGGGTATCCACGCTGAACTGCTGCGCCCCGGCGTTCTGAGTGTAGTAGTGGACGCAGTATTTCTCCCCCGCCGTGGCGGTAAAGCCCTGAAGCTCCATGGTGGCGGGGTCGATCTTATAGGCTGCGCCGTCGTTGCCCACATAACCGATAATGTCGCAGCCACCCAGAGGGGCAACGGGGGTCTGGGCCACCTTCAGGGCAATCCCATCCGCCTCCACAACCTCGTCCACTGGGACTACGCCGTTAAAGGTCACGTTGCCGCCTACAGCCAGGGCCCGGCCCGCCAAGGAGAAATCGGCGGCAGTCAGATTCATAGTCAGGCTGGGGGTATCGGGAATCTGAATTACCACAGGATTGCCGATCCCGGCGTTGATGGCCCCCAGGTTGACTTGGCTCTGGAGCTGGCTGGTGCTCATTTTGTTGGAGAAGTAGATCAGGTCGTTAGTGCTTGGATCAAAGCACTTAATGTCCATGGTGCCCTTCGCATAGAGGGGCCGATTGTTCAGAGTCGCTTTTATCATGTTAAAAATCCTTCCTTTCATTTTTGTTCCACAGAGCCAGACAGCCGCCCGGACAGGGCGCTGAGGGGCTCCACAGCTTGAATGGATTCCTCCCGATCGTATTTCCAGGAGGGGTAGGGGTTGCCCCCCTTGAATCTGCCCCCGGCAGCCAGGGTGACGGAAGCCATTCTGTGGCCCTCCGCCCGATCTATGGCCCGTTCCACGGCCTGGAACCGACGTACCGTCCAGCTCATAATCTCTTCAGGATCAGCCCGGGCTTTCAGCGCCACGGAATACACAAGATCCTCCAGGCTGGCCTTCAGCGCCATTCCGGCCGCCCCGGACAGGTCCCGTCTGGCTTGCAGCAGCTCGGCGTTGTCTGTCTCATCAGGCAGCTCCAGACCGTTCTGCCAGGCGATCAGTTCCCGCAGCCCGCCAAAGTTTTTCGCAGTGATCTCTCCTTTCCGCTCCCCCTGCACAATCAGCAGCGACATAATCTTATCCCCGCTTGTTCCGGGGTAAATGGGGAGGGTGTCGCCGTCGGGCAGGCGCAGCGCCAGCTTCAGCAGCAGTGCCAGCCGGGGCAGTGCCCCCTCCATAGCAAACAAAGCTTCCAGATACCGCATAGTGGAAAATGGATAGGGAAATGTCTGCTGAGCGGCGGTAATGCACTCACACGCCGATAGGAAGACGGGATAATCCTGCATTTTTACCGGATAAACCAGCAGTCCGTTCCATTCCTCCGGATCATCCTTGAACAGGGCGGAAAAATTCATGCTTCTGCCCCCCAGGTAAGCCCCAGAACCACCCGGCGGCCCACATTGGTCCCCCGGTCGTCGATGGCCCAGGAGCCGCAGCCAGGGTGCTGTCTCCTGTCGAAGTAGAATGTGCCCACACCGCTGATGTTTACCCCGTTTAGCGCCTCCAGCAAAGCACACTCCATCGCAAAGGTCCGGGACAGGGCGGTCCCCGCTGCGCCCTCATAGATATTGTTGGTCATCAGCTCAAAGATCACCGACAATTCACAGTGGTGCACGCTCCTGGCAACGGTCTGTCCCATATAGCAACGCAGCACGGTTCTCCCCTCGAATTCGGTCTGGTTGATGTATGCCTGAGGAAAAATCCGGTATCTCTTATCCTTATCCGGCGGGTCGGTCTGCCGCAGAGGGTCAAAAACCAGCGCCAGCTTCTGCTCCGGGGTGGGAAGAGGGCCGTCCAAGGGAGAAAGCCCGTCATGAAAAAGATATTTCATCAGCCGGGCACGGGGATACTCATTTCCGGCGGGTGGGATGTAGCCCGGAAGGGGGAGATCCAGCAGATAGCTGACCACCTGACGGGGGATAGCCTCGGCCCCCCGGAGGGTCACATAGCGCTGATCCTTTTCATAGGGGTAGGTGGGCGGGATGCTCAAGCATCCTCACCCCCCGGAGCCGCGGACTTCTCAGCAGCTTCCCGGAGCGCCGTCATTACCTCCGGGGACATCTCTATCTCCAGCGCTTCCCCCATCCGCTTCAGCGGATCGTTCTTCTCCTCCAGCTGGCTGCGCACCTCCCGGTCAAGAATATCGAGAAACAGCCTGTAATCCCTCACCAGCTCCAAGGCGTTCAGCCGGTAAAGCTCTGCCTCCAGCTGGGACAGTTCGTCGTACTGGTAAAGGGTAAAATCAAATTCCGGCTCTGGCTTGTCCAGTCCCGAGATGTCAACCAGGTGGAGATAACACCCCGCCAGCACGTAGGTTTCCACCAGCTTCCGGCCGATTATATTTTCCCGCCAGCGGGGAGGCTGTGCCTCGGTTTTTTCAATGCACCCGGGAGCCAAAACCTGGGCCAGGGCGGATTTCACCGCCAGCGTCAGATAGGTATCAGCCCCTGCGACGTCTTTTTCTGTTAGTCTTCTGTGTTCCATTTTCGTGCTCCTTTCCCTCAATTCCGGTCTCTTTTTTCCCTTTCTGGATCAATTCCGTTCCCGTTTTTTCCTCTTTGGGAAGTGCCTGGCCATCCGGCTGCCGCTTCCGGCACTCCCGAAAGCCGGTATTCTCATACTGTCCTGTGTCCGGGCAGTAAAACTGATGGGCACAGTAGGACCAGTCCTCACAGAAGATGCAGGGAGAGTCGGGCTTTCTCTGCCCCTTGGGGCACATAGGTCTGTTGATCACGTTGTCACCTCGCAGTCAATGAAATTTTGGTGTTCAATGTATTCTCTCCGTCGGTAACCGACACCGCCAGTGGGATGTCACTGGGGAAATAGCTGGTCAGGACTGCGGTCTTCCCCTGAACGCTGGCCTCATAAAGATTCTCTGGTGGCCCGGTAAAAGACCAGGTCACCGGCCTATCACTCTGGACAGCCAGGGTGAGCTCCCGGTAGATGGGCAGCCGCTCCGGTATGCTGGACGCCCAGGACAGCCCGGCCGCCGCCGTTACGGTGCTGTCGGTGAAGATATCCGGGTTCTGCTCCAGGGTGCAGCGGATCGTCCCGGTCCCCTGGGTCAGGGCGGTTACATTCCCGGCCCCGTCTACCTGGAGCAGATCAGTGGACAGGCTCTCCCACAGGTAAGACGCCGGCCGGTCAGGCGCGGTGCCGCAGCGCAGAGAGGAAGCGGTAAACTGCGCCGTCTGCCCCGCCTGAAGGGTTCGCGGCCCATCCACCGATATCTCCCAGGAAAAGGCCTTCCCGTCCGCAATGCCTAACTCCAGGTCGTCCCGTTCGGTGGGCTGCTGAAAATAGAGGGAGAAGTACAGCAGCCGGGCAGATTCCTCCTCGGTGGAAAAGTCCAGAATATAGTCGCTCAGCCCCCGCACAGCGTACACTGCCTTCCCCATCACGATCCGGTCGTTCTCCCTCAGGTCCATGGTCTGAGGGTTATACTGCATCACGCAGTTGTTGTAGTGGTCGGGCAGCCCCTCATAGATGTTATACTCGTTGGCGTTGGCTCTGGTTGAGGGGTGTTCTACAACAAAGGGCTCGCTGAGGATGTTGCCATAGTAGTCATACCGCTTCCAGTTCCGGTTGCACCGGCGGACCACAGCAGTGGAAAAGGGGCCGCCTATGTTGTTGGGATTACAGGCCAGCCAGCAGGACTTCCAAAACCACACCTTGGCGCCGGTGGGGATATAGTCGATGTCCCTTCGCCTGAATATAATGGTTTTCCAGTCGTTATGGCGGGAGCTTTCGGAAATGGATGCCGAAGGAAAGGTATCCGCCGCCCGTATCTCATACCAAGCTGTTTTCCAGAAGTCCTCCGGATCCAGGCCCTGAACCTCAGCCCCAAAAAAGTCGGTAGCGTAGGGAGCCATTTTTTCCAGGAATCGCCGGGACGGGTCATCCATATACTGCCGCTGCTGCCCGGTCTCTGCCGGGGAAGGCCCGTTCCCTGCACAACCAGAGGGAGCACTCAGCAGTGCGGCGTTTTTAATGTGTTCCAGTACCTGCATGTTTTTCATAAAAATGCAGGTATGCTACCGCACCGCCCGAACGATCATCGACACGACCTCCTGCCTGGTAGGGAGGGCCTGGGGGCCGGAACCGTCAGTAATACCGGCGGCGACTGCCCGCTGCATCTCTTCGGCCATCGTGCCGGAGGCCACCCCGGGCAGGGTCCACAGCTCCTTTCTGTAGCGGTCCATATTTGCAGCGAACAGCCGATAGCTGTCAGCCTCCATTATCTGGGACACCACTGTCTGCGCGATTTTTTTAACCTGTTCCTCGGTCATATCTGGAATTACCTCCTTTTCCTTATAAGACGGCCTATACGCTCCTACGATATACTTTTTTGCCCGCTTCTGCCGCATGACGGCCCCGCCATTGGCCTGGTTGCCGGAGCCTGTGTTGCCGTCTATGGTGGTGATGTACGACCCATCCCAGCTCTCGCAGATGCCCACATGGGCGGCGTTGCTCCCGCCTTTAAAGTTGAAAAAGATCACGTCCCCAGGCTTGTAGCTTCCTTTGACAGCCTGCGCCTTGTGGTAGTTTTTCAGTGTGGGGCAGTAGGCGGTTTTTCCCCCGCCGTAGAACAGTTCAGACGCCCCGGCCTGCCTGAAGCACCACCAGACAAAGGCGCAGCACCAGGCGTATTTGCTCCCGGAGACCTCCCGGCCATAGTAGGCGGTATTATACTTCACCCGGTTGGAGTTGGCTGGGAACTCCTTGACCCCGATCTCTTTCCTGGCGATCTCCAGAACTTTTTCAGCAGTCATCGCTCCACCTCATAATCTCCAGCAGCTTGTCGTATCCGAACATAGCCGCATAGGCCACCATGAAGCCGCCCACAACCAGCGCGGCCACGATGTACCAGGTCATGGCCGCCGCCTTGATCTGGCAGCAGGCGATACCGGCGGATACGGTCAGCGCCTCCGCCACCAGCAGGGCCACAATGTTGGTTGGCAGCTTGTCCCAGGTGGCCTTTTTCACCACCTGGACGATGATGTTGGTCAGGGCCACCAGCACGCCCAAAATAGGGATAATAACGGTCAGGTCAGTCATTTGAATCGTCCTTTCTCTTCTTCTCGTTTAAAATGGTCTTCAGACACATCAGCAGCAGCTCGCCGCCGAAGAAGACCAGGATCACCCCCAGCAGGGCGGCGGGGTCCTGGCCGGTGTGGGAGAGGATGCGCAGCGACCAGGCGCAGGCCACGGTCCCGCACAGAACACACCACAGCACCATACACTTGGCAAACAGGTGGGGCACCGCCCTGAGCTTGTCCAGCAGTCTTTTCACAGCCCAATCCTCCCCATTACCAACCCCAGAATAGCGGCCAGCACCAGCCAGATGGAGTTCTCCTTTAGCTTGTCCAGCAGCTTGTTGGGCTTGTCCTTCTCGCTTTCCATGTAGTCCACCAGCTTTTTCAGCTGGGCGTTAATGCTGTCCAGATTGGCCTCCAAGGACGTTTTCGCCTGCTCCAGGGCGTTCAGCCGCTCGAACATCTCCTTGTGGGTCTTCCCCGAACCATCCCGGTACCGGTCAAATTCCTTCTCCAGGCTGTCCACCCGGGCGCTCACCGGACAGTCGCTGCAGTTGTTATCATGCACAGCTTACACCTCCGATTCGGTCATATTTGTGTTTGCGGCAGAATCGTCCTGCTGCTCCACAAAAGCTGGCAGCTCAATGGTTGCCTGATCTGTGGTTTTGGTATATTCCAGGATAACAGTCACATTAAAATTTGTCGCGTATTCCCATTGCCCCACAAAGACAAAATCTTTTTCAACGATATCTGCTGAAACCGCAACCCAGTGTGCCGCATCATTGTAAAGCCGGGTAATATGCCACTCACTATTTTTAGTCCAATTGAGCGTTCTTACAATGGCTTGCAATGAAGTGATCTGTTCTACTCCCCAGGTGGAATAGTTGCCCATAACCGTTCTTGTTTGGGTGGTCCCTATGCTAAGATTTGTAAAGGTGGCCACTTTTCGATACAGCGGCTTGCCGTCAATCCACGTCCCGATGCGGATTTCCTCTGTAGAGTAGACCTCACCAGTCAAGCCGTCTGTAGCGTCGGCAGTTACCTTGACGATGTAACACTGGGCGGAGTAGGCCAGGTCCCCGCCGCTGCCCACGGTCCCTGCGGCACCTGGGTTATACGTTCCGCCCGCGCCCAGGACAAACTTGTCCCGCAGGTCTGGCCTGCCGTCCTGGCCATCACAAAGGGCCCAGCCGTCCGGGATATTGTCCATGTCACCTGACCACACCACAATCGTTCCGACAGGTGCGCGCACCAGGGACGGTCCCAGCGTACCTTCACTCCCGCCGCCGGAAGTGTTTATCTCCGGATCATAATAATTAAGAATTGACATCGTACGCCTCCGGTATTGAAAATTGAATGTCGCCATAGCCAACCCTTCCATTAAAGCTATCGGAAGATTGGACATTGGATGCTCCTATCCTGTAAAACCGATATATGACCGGTTCTTCCAGCACGAACTCACTGTATTCGCCCATGCTTGCCCACTCGACATTGGAGTATGCCGCAATCTCATTCCAGTTGGTTCCGTCATCCGAACCGGAAACATAAAACCATTTGGGAGTACTTATGCCGTAAATGGAATAGGCCGGATCGATGCGAAGCCCTTTTATGAACATCCGGCGGCCAAAGTCAAATTGAATGTAGGCAGCCTTCGCGTGGTCGGCGCTTGTCCACATACCGCCAGTACCAAAGCCATCCGTGGAGGGCTGCCCATCGAATGCTTTGTAGGGTACTAAGTTGTTGTCATATGAACTGCTGGCGCTTGCTTTATAGGGCTCCGGCGCTTCAGGTCCGGTCATTTTGGGGCTCCACCAGACAAATTTACCGGCGGCTTCCTGCTTTATTTCAGCGGCGCCCAAAATGTAGATGTTGAGCGAAATGCTCTCCGTCGGGACGGTCGAGCATTGAAAGGTCAGCTTCCCAGCCGCCTGGGAAATCCCCTTTATCCCGCTTGCGAGATACGCCGCTTTGGACGCCTGCGCCGGTACAGGGACAATCAGCTGCTGGGCTTCGTCGGCAAGAACATCCGGGACGCTGATAATCTGCCGGTTGTTAAACCACACTTCGGGCAGTAATGTGGCAGGCTGAACCTTCATGGAGCTTACTGCGCTTAAATCCGGACGGCCGTTGATATCCTCCCAGTTTACTGTGCCCGAGGTACCGCCGCCCCCGACGTCTGCTATAATCTCACCGCCATATCGAATCCCGCCTCCGGTTCCGTTGTCATCCGTAACGGCGTAGACAAGGTCGGTCCGGTTTTTCTCCTCCTCCGGCAGGGCGTTGTACTCTTCCAGCGTGATTGGCACCGTGGGGCAGTTAGCCAGGATTTCGTTGTCCCTTATGGTGAGGCCGTTTCCGGCGGTTAGGGCGTCCTGCTTGCCAGAGAGGGCTTGCTCCAGTTCCTCCTGGGTCACGCCTCCAGCCGGGCCGGGAGGGCCCTGTTCTCCCTGTGGGCCAGCGGGGCCCTGAGCACCATCCTTCCCCGCGGGCCCCTGGGCCCCGGCCTCCCCGGCAGGGCCAGCAGGGCCTCGGGGACCTTGTTCGCCGGTATCTCCTTTCGGTCCGGCGGGGCCTTGGGGGCCGGGCTCACCGGGGGCCCCAGCAGGGCCCTGTTTTCCTTCCGGGCCCTGGGCGCCAGCCGGGCCAAGAGCGCCTTGTTTTCCCTCCGGGATACCAAAGTGAAAAACCGGATTGGTGTTGCTCCCACTCCGGGTAACAGTGGCCTCGCTCCCGGCGGGGATGGTAGAGGCCGTGGCCTGGATATTGGGGGTCACGCCGCCTCCTCCACTGCTTTCGCCGCCTTTCCCGGTAAGCGCTTTCATTAGGGCGATATCTGCGGGTTTTCCTGTCATGCCGCCACCACCTGCCCCTTCGAGTTGACGGTGTACACCGCCGAGCCATCTGCCACATAGAGCACATCCCCGGGGGACAACTCCTCGGAATTCTGGCACATGCTCCGGGCCGTCTCGTCGTCACAGTACCAAAGTGTGGTCTGCCGGCCACCCGCCTCCGGGTCATAACATCCTGCCCAGCGGAAATAATTCCCCACCATGCTGTCTCCTCCTATAAAAACTTGCTACTGCGCCCGCCTACGGCGGCCATATAGGCACAGGTCTGCTCATAATTTCGCAATTCTTCGTTCAGCGTAGCCTCCAGGCTCCGCCGCTTCTCCTCCTGGGCCCGGGTCCAGTTGGCCTCGTTGGGCGGGGAGAAGGAGCGGTCGGTGGCCTTGGCCTCCCGGGGCAGCCACGCCGAAGTGAAGCGTGTCTCCCAAACCGACTGCACACACAGCCCCAGGATACGCTTCATCTCCTGGGTCAGGTCATACTCAAAGGCGCCGTCAGTGTAAAAGTCGAAGTCATATACCGTGCCGGGGGTGACCGCCTCAAGGGTCACCTCCCCGGTTTCGGAGTCATATCGGGCAGGGGTGGGGACCTCAATCAGGTTTCCATACCGGTCCGACCCCCTTGCCACAACGCTGCACAGCTCATATCCGGTTTTCCCTGTGGGGACGGTGGCCGGGCCGGGTTCCCCCTCCGGGGCCATCCACAGAAAGGAATCAAAGACCGGTCCGGTCCCCTGCTTTAGGTAATCGGTGATCTCCGGCGGCCTGTTGAACCGGGGGATGGCTGATTTGACATAAAGGGACATCTCCCGGAAGAACCTGGCCGGGTTTGTTTTCAGCTTTTCCGTCATGCGGTCGTCGTTGATATACAGCAAGGCGTAATCACAGGTGATCTCGGTCCAGGTCGTCATGAGAGATGCCCCTCCTTTTTTATTCCTGGTTCATACCCTTCAAGATGGGTTTGAACATTCCGCTGGAGTCGATCTCCTTGGAGATGTCGTTCAGCGGCTCGATTTTCTCCCGGGAGATACGGTTGTCTCCCTTCTCATATGCGGTGATAAACCGGGTGGCGGCGAAAGCCTTGTGTTCGGGACACAGCTTCCGGAACAGGGTGGTCAGGGTGGCCAGGCCCATGTCCAGCAGCCGGTCAAAGGCGTCCATGTCCAGCAGCTCTCCCTCCCGGTAGTCCACGCCGTAGCGCTTGCGTTCCGCCTCATTCAGGCCGGAGCAGACGATCAGGCTCCTATCCCGGAGGAGGGAGCGGACCACGGGGGTCATAAATTTGCCGCCGAATTCCTTCCGGGGGATCTCGATGTAGCCGCCCACCCCGTTGAGGGAGCCGTAATCCCCCAACGAGGTCACGTTATCCGGGGAGACAGCGGCGATAAAGGTCAGCTCCACCACGCCGTCTACCTGGGCGGCCTGACCCTTGGCCAGCGCACGCAGCTCGGCCACTTCCCGGCGCAGGGCCTCCAGTTCAGACACTTCGTCGGTTTTGACGGGAACACCCGGCTCACCGGGAGGCCCTACAGGGTCCGGATGCCCCTCGAAGGGAGTCTCCGGTGTCTCCTGGGGGATATCATATTCCGAAATGATCTCCGCCACGAGCTCCTCATTCAAGCCCTCGGGATTTTTCTTGGGTCTACCCATATCTCGCACCTCCTTAGCCGCCTACGTTGGTGATCACGGCCACCTTGCTGCCCATCACAATCTTGGTATCCATCACAGCGGTGACGTCGATGTAAATGGACATATCGCCAGTCTCCCGGGGGTCCATCTGCACCACCAGGGGGGACCCCTCGGCGAAGGCGGTGTAGACGGGAGCGTAAGCGCTTCCCGCCCGGCCCGCAATAATGATCATGTCCTTGGGGAACATCATCTCTCCGGTGGTGTTCACCGTGCCGGGCAGCATGGTCTGCTGAACCTCAAACAGAGGCACGCCGCCGGCCACACCAAGGAAGCCGTTGCGCATCCATTCCAGGCCCAGGCCATAGGTGAGAGCGGCGTCAGAAGGAGTGCCGCTGGGGAGTACCTGCTGCAGGGCCCGGTACTCGCCATAGGCCACCAGCTGGCTCCGGGGCAGCCGGTTGGCGGCGGACACACCCACGATGGCATTGCCCCAGTTGGCGGAGTTATAGGTGGTAAACTTCAGGTAACTGGGCACGTACCGGGCATCAGTGGCCAAGGTGGTTACCGCCTGGACAAAGTTGGCCATGATCCGGTTGTAATACCCCGCCATAATGGCGTTGTAGAAAAAGCCGATATCTTCGTCGTTGGCCACCAGCTGGAACCACTTGATCTGCACCCGGCAGGAATAGGGCCGGGGGTTCAGGGTGACGGTGTCGTCATACAGGTGGTTAAGGCTGGCCGACCGGGAAGCGCCCCAGCTGGAATCCTCGAAGACAAACCAGTCGTTGGAGTGTACCGTGATCTCCTTGGTCTGGCCCAGGGGTACCGTGGTAGACTCCATCAGCCGGCCGCCCACATTGGAGATGACATAGGGGAGCACGGGAGTGATGACCTCCTGGACGATACCTGCCAGGGTAGCCAGGAAGGTCCGGTTCCGGGCCAGGGACAGATCGTTCTTCACCTGGTCGTAATTCTCGGGAGCAGGCTTTCCCTCCAGCGCATAGGCCCGGCCAGCGCAGAACATGAGAAGGTTCTTCCGGTGGCCGGCGGACAAATTGGCGTAGGCAATGTTGTCCAGCTTGGGGGTATACTCCTCGTTCTTGTGGATGGCATTGGTGGCCCTGCCGTTGTACTCCAGGGTCAGCAGCCGCCCGGTGGCCACCAGGTCGCTGCGGGAGATGTTGCCCACCTTCTGGCCGTCGTCGGCCACCTTCAGCTGCTCAACAGGGAAGCTGTTCAGTTTCAGACTCATTTCATTTTCTCCTTTCTCAGGCCGCAGGGCCGTTGTAGTGGACGATCACCCGGTAGGCGTCACCCCAGCTGCGAGTACCCACGGTGGGACTGACCTTCTCGGTGATCTCAAACCAGAAGCCAGCGCCGGCGGCAGGGGCGGTGGCGGAGGCCACCAGCAGGCCGTCCTGGATGGTGGCGTACTTGGTGGTGGCCAGGTCGGCGGGGGCGGTGGAGAAGTTGCCAGCGCCGAACACATACTGCTCATTCTCGATGATCTCCGTAAAGGTGCCGATGTCACCGGCGGGCAGCTCCAGTCCGAAGGTGTTGGCACCCACCATCCAGCGGTTGTCCCCCTGGGCGGCCTTGTTCACGTCGTAGCTGTTGAAGGCGTAAATCTTGGGAATGGTCCCGGCGGCGGAGGGCGCGCCGGAGGCGGTCGCCTCCATCACCCAGGCGTTGCCATTCAGAACGGTACCATAGCCGCTGTTGGGCAGCAGCTCCTTCCGAGTGCACAGGAACCCGGAGGGGCAGATGTCGGCCTCGCCGGCGGCGCTCTGGAAGGTGCCCGCAATGTTCTGGGTGGCGTTATACTGCATATTGGTCACTTTGACCTCGAAACCGGTGTTAGGAATACTTGCCATATTCGTTATCTCCTCTCGTCAATCAGAAATCCGGGCGATGGCCTCGGCCAGGGAGTCGCCCTTGGAATTGTTCTGGACGGCCCCGCCCTCCCAAGCGTACCGGGTGGGCTTCTGGGCCGCGCTCATCTGGGCCGCGCCGATCTTGGCCAGCAGGGCGTTCACCGCCAGCTGGTCGCCGATAAAGTTGCCCTCAGCGTCCACGCTGTTCATATACTTGCCCTCCGACACATCCTTGAGGACGTCGTCGCCCAGCGCCCGGTCAATGGACAGGTTCTTCACTGCCTCCTCCAACTGGCTCTTCACAGCCTCCTCACAGGCTTTCATCCGCCGGGCGTTCTCCCGCTCAGTCATGGCGGCCAGCTGCTGCCTACAGTCCGCCAGCTCGCTCTTGGCGGCCTCGCACTCCTTGGCTGCGGCCTCGGCCCGGTCGCAGGCTTCCTTTACGGCGTCGCCGATGACGTCGGCGCAATCCACCTCCAGCTTCTCTGCCTCGTTGAAGGCCACGGAAACAGGGAGGGGAACGGGGATAATGCGCTCCTGGATCACCACGCCGTGGTCGGCCTCCAGGAATTCATAGGAGCAGGGTACCATATCGCCGTTCAGCAGCAGAACATGGTTCCCGCTGGAGCTGACGGCCAAAATTCGACAGCCCTCAAACTTGGCCGACAGCTCCTTCATCAGGATCTTTTTGCTCAACTTTGTCACTCCTTTTTCACTTCTCCCCGGTTCTTTCCCGGGGGCACGGCTCGCCGCTTTCAACTGGATAAACCGCTCCTGCAAGGCGGCAAACGCTTTGATATTGGCCCCGGGGACGGCGGGGTCTACCAGGTCTCCCAGGATGGTCACGCCCAGGCCCTTCCAGGCCTCGAACACGTCCACAGCCCCGCTTTGGTAGCTGCTTGATACGTCGGTTTCGGCGGAGACCTCCATTTTCCCCTGCCGGGCGATTTTGTCCACCAGCTCCGGGTTATAGAACCGCCACAGCTTGCCCCGGGCCACCACCCAGGTCTCCCCTTCCCGTTCCTCCGTTCGGATAGCGGATGGGTCGTCGTAGATGGTGCCCACGATCCGCTCAGCGGTGGGGGAGAGGAAGGAATACCGGGTATTGCCGTCCTTGTCCCTGTACTCCTTCATGTTGTGGCCGTCCCCAATCTGTCCCTCCACAAAGGCGCAGAGAATGGGGGTACCCAAAAAGGTGCTGGCGTACCGCTCCACGTTGCGGAAGTCCCATTTGTTCCGGTTTACCCCAGAGCGCAGCACATCAAGCTCCACCTCATAGTTGAGGTCGCTGTCCTGGCTCAGCACCCGCAGGGAGCCCATGTGGGGGGCGCTACCTTTTGTTTTGATCAATCGTCCTCACCTCCATACAGCTGGCGCACATACTTGTCGAAGCTGGATGCGCTCACGCCGTTGTCCCACATACTCCAGGCCTCCAGCAGCTGGGTGCGGTCGGCGCTGTTATCCATCTGGAGGTTCTCTGCCTCCCGGCCCAGAGTCCAGCATTGCGCTTCGTCCGCCTTCCGGATGAACCCGGCCAAGGCGGTTTCCACGCTGTCCACCACCTCCACGCACACCCGGAACACCTCGTCCAGGTCGGGCAGGGGCTCGGCCAGCTCCTGGGTAGCCGGATACTCGATTTCCAGCCCAAGCTGGTGGAAGGCGTTGCCGAAACGGTCGATCCGCTCGGGCTGAAGGTGCTCCAGGCTGTGGATGGCATCACCGAGATACTTCATCCCGAATCGGCCCCAGACCACCCCCTTGATGGTGGCAAAGTACCGTTCCGCATTGAGAAAGGCCCGCATAGCCCCCCGCATAGGGTCCCGCAGAGGGGCAAACCGCGGGTTTTCATAGTTGTAAATCTCACGTTTTCTCATGCTCATCCTCCTGATCAAGGCCGGTACCATCCAGCATATTTTCCATTTCGGAAAATCAGCCGGATGCCGGCTACACAGAAATACCTGGTGTTTTTATCCTCGCAGCTTTGTTTCAGCATACCTTTTTACCCCCTTCGCGTTTTATTCGGCATCTATCATGTCCTCCGTCCCCTCGCTCTCCACGTCACTGATGTCGATTGACGGCCGTCCCCCCAGGTTGTCGCCGGGTGGGAGGCTTGAGTTTCCGCTCTTGGCGGTATAGCTGGTCACCAGGGGCAGCCGCATATTCAGCACACCGCTTTCCTTCACCGCGGCACTCATGCTCAGGTCATCCAGCAGGGAGCGCTTCATCAGAGCGTTGTAGCGGTACAGGTCAGGCAGGATACCCATTGCCATGCTCTGATTCATCCGGGATAATTCCTTTTCATCGTCATAGATGTTCCCAAACATATGGAACCGCCAGCAAAAGCGTAAATTCAGTGACGAATACGCCCAGTTCATCATGCGCTCAAACTGCTGATAAATTCGGTTGCAGTATTGGCTTTCCAGTTTCACAGAGATATTCACAGTCCCCGCCCGAGGCTCGTCGGTAATGGGGATCAGCCCGGAAAGCCCCGACTTCTCCACGGCGTAGCCATAGCCATTGGTGGAAATCTCGGTGGCGCTGGGCGCCTCAGACAACTGATGAAGCTTCAGGTTATTGGCCGGGGCCAGGAACAGCCCGATGCCGGAGGTGTTGTTTTGGGCCATCATCTGATACCAAAGTGTCTCAAACAGCAGCCGTCCGCCGTTGGAAAGCCGGTACTGGTCGTCCTGACTGGCTCCCTGCTCATTACGGTATGGAATTTCGCCGGTCATCACCGCAATCAATGGATTTTGCACCAGTTCCAGCTGTACCTGCTCATATTGGGCAATGGCAAGCATGGACAGATACAGACCGCTCATGGGGGAGGCCGCCACTGCGTTTGTATCGTCAATCTCAAAGGTCCACACTTTCTCCGGGGGGAGGGTTACCCAATAAGCCCACTTCCCGTTTTGGATGTAGGGCTCCGGGCTGCCCGGCAGCTCGCCCAGCGCCTTGAACGCTGCCAGATCCACCCCCCAGCCCTGCTTACTGGCAAACACCACGCCCTTTTGAGGCCGCAGCACCTCGCTGAATGGGTCCAGATAGGGCTTGAACAGATCGCCAAACTGCCTCCAGTCGGTTCCGGGCTGAAGAAAATAGAACAGGTCAAAGGACACGGTATAGCCTGAGATGTTGTTGAACCCCACGATTTTTACCCGGTCGGCAGGAAGCTGCTGTAAAAAGGCGTATTCCATGCGGTTGTGGCTCTTGTCCGCCCTAAAACGAAGGGTATAGAAGCACTTCCCATCCTGGATGGCCTGTCCGGCTATCTTGTGGGCGGACGCGGTTGGCTCCAGTGCCTGGGAGAATTTATCCAGCAGCGCTATTTCCCGCCAAAACTCCGGCTTTTTCACGTCCTCCGCAGAGGCAAAGGCAGGAGCGGTGTAATAATTGTAACTGAGCAGGTCGGTGTAAACCTTCCGGATTTTGAACATGGGATAAGCTGTTGCCTCCAGCGCCCGATGGGTCTGCCGGAGCATCTGCTCATGTCCGCCCGGGTATTTCACAGCCTCCGCCACTGCGTCCTTTCCGTAGTCGGCAGGCATAGATTGTATCTGCCGTACCCGCTGGTTTTGAATCCAGGGGTTCCCTGTGGCCCGGGAATAAGCGGCCATCACCGCTTCCATAGGCATCCCCTCATATCGGGCGGCCAGGGCGGAGAATTCTGTCAGCATTTGAGTTTTAAAATCAGCCATGGCCAGCCTCCTTCAGTTTCTTTTCTTCGGCGTCCAGTTCCACTTGCAGTCTGTCCAGAAATTTCAGCATTTTCTTTTGCACATCCTTGTCCCGGTTGACCGTATCCTCCAGAATTCTTTGGTTGCATTCCTCCAGCCATGCCAAATCTCCCGGAGAGAGCTGTCCCACCTCTACTGGGACCGACTTCCCCGGCTTTCTCCCAGCAGTATAAACCAGGAGATATCCTGCTGTGGCCCGATGGTAGCCCTTGGACATACGGATGATATTTTCTTCTGTGGGCTTCATGGCGAACAATTTGTATTTCACCTTAGCTTCCCTGTCCTTCCAATTACTCTGGGTACCGGTCCGTACACGGCTGCCGGAGCCTTCATCCGTCCCTCTTGAACCGCCTGGATAACCGGGGTCCAGTCGGAGGGCTGGGCGGCGTCCCGGGCCAACTTCCTTCGCTCCAGAACCTGCGCCAACCGCAGGGCATATTTGAAGGAGGACCACATATCTCTTTGGATGGCCTTGGAGATACGCACCTCGCTCCAATTCATCCCTGACATTTTCCGCTTCAGGTTGGATATCTGCCCACACATCTCCCGGCACTTGGCGTATGGGATGGCGAATAAGGCGTCATCATCACCGTCCTTGATGCGGTGAAATTTTTTGTAGGCCTCTACTCCGTCGTAGACATTGGTGGTCAGAATATGGACATTTCCCTGCTCAAATTGAACCTCGGCATATTTCAGCATCTCTCCGTCCGGGTCCCCTTTTCCGGTGTCCCGGTAGCCGTTGGAGGCCATCACCGGATAAATTACCGGCAGCGCATCAGGCAGTTCCAGGTCGGGATACTGGTGGTCTATACAACACAGAGGCTGACCGTCGCCCATGTCCTTCATCAGCTGCTCCGTCACCGCCTTGCCGTATTGGCGGTTGTCGATTGCGATATAGCAGGGATTTCCGGAGCCCTCCAGGGAATACTGCCGCCAAAGGTCCTTTAGATTTCTGGCCTGAATGCTGGCTTCCGCCGGATTGCCGTCCTTTACATAGACCAGCTGCTTCAAGTAGGTCCCTCTCTTGTGCACTGCTGTCTGTGGGGTACACTTTACAACCGTAGTAGCGCATTTTGCGTGCCGCGCGCCCTCCTCGTGTGAGACGTCATAACCGATAATGTAAAATGCAAATGGATTCTGGCAGTGGTGAGTCTCCATGACTTCAATTTTCTTGGCCTCGGTGAGTACCGCATCCCGGATCACCGGATTTTCCGCCACACCAGTGTACCGGCTCTCCATCTCACGCATCCACTCCTCGGCAGACAGCTTCCGCCGGAGGTCCTCTGCCCAGGCCAGATCCCGTATACCGGACAGGACCGCCACTTGCCACGGAATGTCCAGGATAAAAGCGCTCTGGCCAGCCCGCATTGCTTTCAGGATGTCACATCGGTATTGATACGCCTCATTCTGCTGCCGGCAGGCGGACGTGATATAGTGCTTTTTAAAGTCGATATGCAGCGGGTCAGGTTGCCGCTCTACCTGGTGCCGCAGCCGGACCGAGGGCAAAACAATGTTCCGGTAATTCCGGTGGTCGAAGAAGGGCTGCTCCTCCTGCCCTACCTCCTCGCAGAGGACCTGGTGGCAGTTGTCCCCGCGCATGGTGGCAATAGTAAATTCCGAGCTCTCCTGGGTGACCAGCTCAAAGGTATCATTGCCCGCCTTGGTCTGGTGGAAATGGCTGGCCAAGGCGGGGTAATTCTTCCTTATCTGTGTAAAGGTTCCCTGGGCGATTTCGGCAGTTTGCTTCAAAGAAGGGCCAAAGTAGCGCACCTTTTCCCCGGGCCACTGGAGACAGTCTGCCATTTTGGACAGCATGGCATTGTATGTCTTGGTAGTTCCCCGGGAACCGGTTATGAAAACCTCCTGATAACGGGCAAAAATCCGCTGGATCAGGCACTGGATCAGGGTAAGACTGTAATCTGCCTCTTCCCCCAGAAGAACCGCAAACATCCGGTCGGGATACCACCGCCAGTAGGACAGCAGTAAGCTCCAGCTATCCCAATCCTCGTCGCTGTAGTCAGCCGGCCGCTCCTGCCCTGCCTTTACCCACTGATGCAGGGTGGTATTCCATTTTTTACCCGCCGCCATTTGGAATTTCCTTCTCTCTCTGCACAGGGGAAAGCCCCATATCGTGCATCAGCTTCCGTTCCGGCCCAGAATTCCCCTCCTCCAGTTCCCCGAACATCGGATTTGCCTGGAGCGTTACCGGCAGTTCTGCCGCCTCGCTACAGCCCTCATTAAGCCGAATGGTGTTCCATATACAGCCGATGATCTGGTCCAGCATGTCATGTCCCATGGGATAATGGGGATGATCCTGTTGCAGTAAGGTCAGGAGCTGATCGTAAGCCAGCAGCTTCCCACTTTTCGCCAGCCCCCTCCGCTCCAAGCAGGCCATCAGCGTGTCGATCTGTTTGGCCGCTGCCGGGGCTTCATCCTTTTTCCGCATCAGGTTGTCCGCCTTCATCTTGGAAATGACGTTGTAGGTCTCTTTAGACAGTTTAATTTGCCCGGCCGCCAGCTGCTGGCTATAGAGCAGCAGAAGCTTGCATATCTCCCGCAAATTAAATTCCAATTCCTCATCGATCCCGCTGTCCTGATAGCTTTTAGACTGGATGCCATAGAGCCGGTCCAGCTCCTTGTACTCCGCCGTTTTGTAAGAGAGTCCCCAGTTCTTCCGCTGGGCCCTGGTGCCCTCCAGCTTCTCCGCTACACCGCCGGCGGTCAGGCCTCCGGCAAAGGCCGGTTTCTGCGGTACCTTCCTGTCGAATATCACGGCCAGGTCGGTCATGCCGTCAGAGAAGGATGCCGGTTCCCCGTTGTCGGTTACATCCTGGTCCAGCATTTTCAGATTCTCCAGATACATCTTCCATGTCTCTCCGTCCGCATTCCGCCGGGAGGGAACGGCCTCGGGGACAAAGGGGAGATTGTAGGCTGCGCAGCACAGGTAAAACGCCATATCCACGCCAACATAATCCACAAAGTCCTCAAATTGCCCGCTCTGACAGTCCTTGCAGTAGTGGACAAATCGGGTTTCCTTGTACCAGTCCGGCGTCGCCAGCGCCCCTGTCTCCATGGTAAGGAGGGTCCCGCAGTTGGCGCAGTGGGCCAAAATACTCTCGTCCGGCACTTTCAATCGTCTTTGCTTTTGGCTCAAGGTAAGTCCTCCTTTCCACAAGCCTAAAATAATTGGGTCAATGGCACGAAATGGAGTTCAGCATACCCCAAATCCTGCTTCAAAAGGCGCCTCCCACTTGAAAACCACCCCCTCAGCCCATCTGGGCCTTCACCCCGCACCTTGCAAGTCTAGTTGCACCATTTTGCGCTTTCTATATAAGAAAGCGCAATTTATCACAAGATATTTTCCAATAAAAGTAAATTATATTGCAAAACAAGCTGAAGCAGGAAATCCCCCGAAAAAGTGCCCAAAGCACACGCATTCAGGCGTGTCGCCGCTGCTTTCCTTGGTGTGAGCCGGGGCCACCAGAAAGAGCCCAGGGGGCAGGCCCCCGGGGATTGTCAAAAGCGCCTGTCTTTCGCAGCGGATTCTCGCATTACGTGTTATAATTGCGCCCGTTGCGATTTTGAATTATCCCATGCTGTGTAGTGTCCCTTGTACCAGTTGCAGGCCAATGTCTGCTATCTTCCTCTCAATTCTTGCACTCGCCGCCGGACGGCCAGAATGATCGTGTCTACATCATCCTCCGAAGTATTCCAACCAACGGAGATACGCAAGGCGCTCATGGCCTGCTCTGGCTCGTACCCCATGGCCAGCAGGACGTGAGACGGGGTCAGATGGCCGGTGGAACAGGCGGAACCTGCCGACACCGCAATGCCGTCCTCATCCAAGGCGGCCACCAGCGCCTGACCCTCCACGTCCTTGATGGCAAAGGAGGCGATACCCGGTGCGCGTTCAGTTGGATGACCGGTTAGCTCCGCACCACGAATAGCCGTGATGCCGTCAATCAACTTGTCACGCAGCGGCCGAACATGGTCCTGGTATTCCTCCACGTGCTGCGTAGCCCAACGAATGGAAGCTCCCATGGCTGCAATGCCCAAAACATTCTCGGTTCCCGAACGGACCCCGTATTCCTGACCGCCTCCAGAGATCAGCGGTTTAAAAAACTCCCGGCCAACTCGGTTGCTGATATACAGTGCACCTACACCCTTCGGGGCTCCAAATTTGTGTCCCGACAGGGAGAGTGTGTCAGCTCCCAGCTCTTTGACGTCCACTGGGATATGCCCAACCGCCTGAATTGCGTCCACATGGAGCCAAGAGGTAACGCTATCTTGAGCCTTATTGCCGGCTGCCAAGCTCCTAATCGGCTGAATGCTCCCAACTTCATTGTTTACCAGCATGACGCACGCACAGCCGGCGGTAAACGGTTGGACCGTACCCTGGCGGTCCACGGTAATCATCCCCGTCTGTGCCTTTGGGTTATGAATTACAGAGGCGTGTTCAATGGGGGAGGCCTGGAAAACCAGACTTTGATTCAGAACAGTGGCATTAGCCTCTGATCCGCCTGAAGTAAAGAAAATTTCCTCTGGTTCCGCTCCTATGGCCTGCGCCACCTGCCGCCTGGCATTCTCAATAACTTTTCGAGCTTCACGTCCCTCCTGATGTGCTGAAGATGGATTACCGAACAAATCAAACAGAGAGACAATTTTATCCCTCGCAGAAGAACACAGTGGAGTTGTGGCCGCATAATCGGCATAGATTCGTTTCATAGCCTCAGTCCTTGCCTATAACAATGACCGGGCGCCCTCCAAAATGCGGAGAGCACCCGGTCTTGATCCTGTTGTCGACTATACTATTTTACCACAGCTTTTCGGAAAAATCTTCCGGTTTTTTTCCGGACTTTTTTACTCCGTCTCAGTGACCCCATAAAGGGCCAGGGTGAAATGCCGCAAAGCCTTGTCCCGCCTGTCATAGACGGTAGATTGCTCCACATGTAGCCGTTCGCATAACTCTCCGACAGCCCCCTTTGCCCGATGGATGTAAAACCGGTCCAAAACAAGCCTTTCCTCGTCATCCAGGACGGCCAGGGCCTTGTCAACCTGGGCCACCCACAAACGGGCCTCCTTCAGCCGCCGTTTCAGCTCGTCCCGGTGAACGATGTTGGAGAGCATGGAGTCCTCCCGGGTGCTGCCGCCGCCAGAAATAGGCGTGCCGTCGGTGGTGGCACTGCGAATGCCAATATAGGCGCTCTCCAACCGCCTGATCTCTTTGGGCAGGCTCTCCAGGGCCAGCTTGTGCGCCTCATAATTTTTCAGCTTGTCTATTGCCTCACGTTTCCAGTTCATGGTGCCATCTCCTCCAGCCATTGAACAATGCACCGTCCACAGGGCTCCTCGCACTCGTCAGGCTTGGTCCCATATGCTTTCGGGCAAAACCGCCGTTCATTCCCATTCAGCAGCAGTACCATGTCCGTGGGTGTCCGGCACGCCTTGAGCCGCTCGAAACGGCTCCGGGGATCCCTCGGGGGATCAGCCTCACCGAACCCCCGCCACTTCCACCAGGAATAGCCGCCGCAGTCTTTCGGCCCTGGCCTGGAGCACCGCCCCTCCTTCCACTCGATACAGGAGCGGCAAGTGTTCCCTGTCGAATATTTCCAGATGTCTTCCACAGCCGCCGCTAGCAGTTTTTCCAGCTCCTCGATCCGGGCCAGAGCGTAGAGGTTCATCGGCTCCTCGCTGCGCCGGAGCAAGTCCTTGATGGTCTCGTTCATTTCCGGGTAGGTATGAATATCCATGTCAGTGCGCCTCCCTCCGCGAAAAAAGCAAGTGCTTGAGGATATAGAATATTTGCGCAAGGTAGGGGTGCTTTTGCCTATACCCTTTCATTTGTCGCTCCCCTCCTCCAGTCTGTGGCGGTAGGCGAACCAGCTAGTCCCGAGCAAGTCCATATCAGGCGTTTCCCCGCAATACGGGAAAATGACTCCTTCATCGCCGTCCCATTCGCAAATATCCCAATGGCCTTTGAAATTATTGACTTTCGACACGCCGACGACCCATACCGGCTGCCCATCCATCTCCCGCAGCTCCTCCAGGGTCAGCGGGTCGTTGGGCGGCAGCGCCACCAGCCGCCCGTCCTTCTCGGCCTGGGCAAGCTCAATCATGCGGTTAGTAGTGATTCCTTCAATCTCCTTAATTTCTGCCAGAGCTTTCCCAATAAGCGCTAGCTTGGTCTGTACCACCTCCTCCGGCTCCAGTCCGGTGTCCTCATAGGCGGCGAGGCGTTCCCATGCGGCCTCTTCCCATGCACACCCATCAGCGCAATGCCCTTGTATGGCATCGATTGCTATTGCTTTTCTCATTGCTACCTCCCCGGCCGCTTATTCCAGGCCGTCCCTGCCTGGCCCTGGGCAATAAATTTATTCCCATAGTGCCAAGGCTGCACCCAAAACTTCGGGCCTCTGGTTTTGCACTTGCGGCACACCACCCGATAGGCGGCGTTCTTATCGCTCTTACCCTCCCGCATGATAGCTATATCATGCGAGCCACAGAACGGACACGGTTTCAAATCCATATCATTACCTCCAAATTCGTAATCGGTTGGCAATTTGCCTGTTACTTGATTTCCTCCGCACAGACGTAAATCCCCGGCACCTCGGCCCAAAACTTTTCGCATATCTCTGAGGCTACCTGCGCATCGTCCTTCCAGAACCCCACAACGGTCATGCAGTCCTTCAGCAACTTGTTCAGATTGTCTGTGTCGGGCTTGGTGGTTCGGTACTCGCCGTCCCCATGCTCCCCCCTGGGGAAACACCACTTCACCAATAGCCGCACAGCCCCCTTCATACGCTGCTCCGGCCTATGCCCGGCCAGATGGTCCGTCAGCTTTGACCGGGCCGCCACCACTTCCGGGGGATCGTAGCTTACCGGCTTGCCCTTCACAACCCGCCATTTCTTTTCCTGGTGCGTGGCGGTGGGCGGGATCATCGGCATGAAAAACTCAATTCTCACGTGTCTTTACCTCGCTAAAGTGTCGCTTATTTTTTCTTGCGGCTGTACTGGGCGGGTGTCCCTCCCGTGTGTGGTGGCAGCCTATGGCCCCCACACGTTAGGGTGGGC